GCACCAAATAAAGCTAAAACGTTGGGCTCGCCGAGCAGTTCTAAAATTGGCAGAATAGTCGTAATGGCTGCCGGCGGGCGCGCGCGCACATCCAGCGACCACCGGGCCGCTGAAAACTGCGCCGGTTCGGCGCCGCCTCCGGCGCTTTCTAATGCAATTGCGGCTGTTGAATTGTAGTCTTCAACAACAATTATATCGCCAACTTCAGTGATAATAGCGGCGTCTGGCACCAGCGTACCGACACCAGTATTGGAAAAGCGTAACTTTAAGTTTGTCTGCGGCACGTCAATAGCCGGTGCTGTACTTAAGTCATTAAAAGTTGTTGTTACTGGAACTGACGGCGCCGTATTTAATTCTGTAATAGTCGTCGTAAAAAGCGTTGTATTGCCGGGCGCCAGTGTAACGGTGTATTGACGCGCCGCGCGACCGCTCGCGTTACTAACGTCAAACCGACCCGCTACTGCGATGCGCCGCGGCTGGCCGGCAGTTTGCGTAAGCGTGACCTGTTTCGTCGCCGTAAAATCTGTAGCGTCGTACTCGGGCCAATAAGTTACGCGTTTATCCAGCGCGTAGATATACTGCGCCAAGTCTGTTTCGTGGATGTAGCGCAGCAGCTCTCTAGCGCGAAAATTTAGAAAGTAATTGTCAGGCGTTGTGCCAAATAACGCAGCGCGGATCGCTGCCAACGGCCCGGATAACTGGAGCGGGTGAAATGCTGGCGGAATGTACTCGTAGCTAACGGCGTCACGCCGCGCTTTTTTAGCGGGCGTATTCAGCAACAGTGTGCGCGCGTGATTAATCATGTTAAGCTCAGGTTTGCTGCGGAATGACGTCAAAGCGCAATGTCCAGTAACCGATTGTGCCCAGTGTGCCGTCATTTACATCGAGGCGCATGCCGGTCAAAAACCCGTGAAATGTTTTGATATCTTTGTCGTTGCCTATTGTGACTTTAAGCGCACGACCACCACGTTTTGAGGCGCGTTTTGCCATATAGTAGTCATAGAGCTTCATAATTGCGCCTTTATTGTCAGCGCCAGCGCATGGACGCACAAAGCCGATGCCACTCACGCTAAGCTGGCCAACGCGATCACCGAACGAGTAGAAGTAAATAAAATCGTTGACCGTGTGCAAAAACTGATAGTTGCCGGACATTTCCAGCGTCATGCCGGTAATGATTGCGTCCAACTCAGCGCCGTCAACTTTAATAGCAAATACGTCCGCGCTTGTACAGCCCGGCCGCGCCACGGTCACAGCGCCACTACATGGTGAAAATGCGAGTGTCATGCCTAGTCCTTTGGCGCAAAATTATCAATTGGTGTGCGCGGCGGGTCCATAACAATTGGCGCGCCGCCACCTTCTGTGGCAATCGGCTGCGTTCCCCGCGCGGTGACAATAGCCTCGTTCAGGCCCTGCAGCGATAAGGTGCCGCTAATAGACAGCTTTTGCGTTTCTTTACTGCCTGTCATGCCCGGATCTACGTTACGCGAATTAATAGCAGTTGTTTGCGCAGCAGCTACGCCACTGCGGGCAGACGCTGTTTGCGATGCGTCGCCACCTTGTTTCGCGTCCGGCATGCTAATACCGAGCGCGCTATTTGCAACAGCCATAACTTTTTTGGTGACGCTCGACCACAAGCTGTCGCCTGAAGATTTTGGCGTAGTTTGCGCTGTCTCTGTAGGTGCGGCTGAAGGCTTGGGAATATTTTGTTCCGGCGTCGGCGGCGTTGTGCCTGTGGGCTCTTCACCAGCCGCCGCAATGTCCTCTGGCGACATACCAGTAGATTGCTGCACAATTGCTTGATCATTTGCTGTTTTAACAGCAGCCGCTTGTTGTTCTGCCTGTTTTTTCTTCTCTTGCTCGATCTTCTCGTCAACCGCGATTATCTTTTGCGCTTCGGGGCTGTACGGACTTTTACCTTCTCGCTTTGCGGCGTAATACTCTTGCTCTACTTCGTCTAAAACTTTTGGATCCAGCAGCTTGCCGCCTAAATAGCGGTCATCGGTATTTTTGACAATTACGCCATTTACTTGCGCAATTTCGCGGTCCCGCTGGTAGCCGCCGCGTACGGAGAGCCCCATTTTTTTAGCTGCACGCTGCGCGATAATTTCTTCTTCTTGCGTTTTTACATTTTTTTTATCTTTAACAGGTGTTTTTGAGTTTGGAAGATCGCGCTCGGCGGCGGCATGCTCCGCTTCGGTTCGCGCCATGTACGCATCGTCAGCCGTCATAGGTTCCTGAATAGCTTCGCGCTCTTTTTTCAGCGCGGCAACTTCGGGCGTATCTACTTCTCTGGTTGTCCCGCCGGGTGGCGCCAGCGCAGCGTCTTCTTTTTTCTCCTGCGTCGGGTCTATGCTGCCGGGCAGGCCCAGTAGCCACTCCCACGTGGTTTGTTTCTTTGCGGGCGCAGCGGATGCCGGCGCGGCAGCTCCGGCGGCGGGTGTATGCGCCGCGTCTGGCTTGTAGCGCTCGTTCGGCTGATGCGGCGGCGCTGTAAGTTGTTTGTCGGCTTCTGGCCGGAAACCAGCGGCATCAAGCATTAACTGTTTGCCGGCTTGCTGCGCCGTTAAGATAGCCGTGAAATCCTTCTTGTGCTGCTCTGACGCAAATCGCATTCCGCCAATCTCTTTTTGCAGCGCTTCTTTCGACGCTTCATCGTTGCCCATTACAAGCTTATGCAGTTTTTCGGATTGCGCTGCGTCAACACCCAGCGCGCCAAATTGCCGAATAGCCGCGTGGACACCAGCCTGTACTTTGTCTGGGTCTTCGCCCTTGAAGAAGCTCGCGCGAATCTTGTCGAGATCTTCTAACCGCGCTTTGTCCGCCGGTGTTTTGGCTGTACCCGAGCTGACGTCTTTGGCTTTTTGCGTCGCGTCAGCCATGGTCATTTCGTTAGGCTTGAGCAGTTTGGAGTCCACTGCGCCTAAAAACTTTGAGTTAGTTTTCAGCTCTTTAAGCCGGTCTGCGTGCGTTAAGCTTTCGCCGCCGCCGATGTGGTCAGCGTACGCTTTTTTGACGGCTTCTGGCGTCATCGCGGCAATTTCGGTGTCGCGTTTTTCGGTCATCTTGGCGTCGCTGTAAATCGTGACGAAGTCTTTGTCGGCCGGGTCTGTTTTCATCCCGCCGAGTTCGCGCAATTTTTTGATGTCACCGCTTTTGGCAATAGCATCAATATCTTTGTTTGTATAAGACGCGTCACGTGTAGCATTCTGTAACGCTGTAAACCCGCCGGTCATTTCTTTTGCATACCGCTGGCGCAGTTCGCTATCTGGAATGCTTTTCAGCGTTGCTTGCATCGCGCCTTCGTAAGTGAAGTTTTCACCGCTTTGCGCAATTTCAAACAGATAGTCAGACATGCCTTGCAGCGGGCCAGCTTCTTGGCCGCCGAACTGTCCTTTACGTTTTGCAATAGCCTGACTTGTTTGAAACTGTTTGCTGATTTTGGCGCCACGGCCGTGCGCGTCAGTCTGCGCTAATGACGCCAGATTTTTGCCGCCGGTCTGGAACCCGTAAAACGCGTTGGCGCCAGCAATCATTTCTTGCAGCTCAGCGCGTTGTGTGTCCGAGTCAGCTCCGATCATTGCGGTCATGGCTTCTTTGGCAGCCGCGGCAGGATTCGCGTGCCCTCGTTTCGTAAATACATCCGTGAGCGACGCTTCCATGTTCTTCTGGATATGTGTGATCTGTTCGCCGCGCTCCATGTCTGACGTTGCAATAATTAAATCGGTAAGCGCGGCGCCCGCATCGTGCGACAGCTCGTTGCGGTCTTTTTTGCTCAGCTTTGCGAATTCGCTGCCAGCGTTTTTGCTGGCATATGTTGCTATGTTGCTATGGATAGCATTTGACGTTTCAGCGTTATTGATATCCCGCGCAACTTCGTACTTTTGTGTAGAAAACCCGAACCCAGCTTGCACATGCTGTTTTGTCGTCGGGTCATAGTACGTGGTAGAGAACTGCGACTGGGTGCCGCCAGCGCGTTCAAACATTTCACCGGCTGCTTGGATGCCACCTTTGCCAATGACTTCTTTAATATTTTTCTTTTCGCCGGTTTTGGGGTCTTCATAAGTGCCGTCAGAGTTTGGATCGCTATAGGCTTTAATAGCGGCTTCCATTTCAGAACCGGCATACTTTCCGGGGCTGGCTTCGTACAGCGCTTTGAGCGTGGCCATACCCATCGCGTTGGTCGACGCGTTACCGCGCATTTCCCGCTCCGCGACGTTCTGCATCGCTTCTTCTTGGCTCATCGCACCATAGACAGGCTTTGCAAACGCGCCGGTGTCTCGCATGACCTTCGTCGCGGCGAGTACGTGCGCTGTACTTTGCATGGTGGTGCCTTTGGCGACGCCCAGCATGTCGCCCATCGCGCCCATGTTGGCAGACAACCCCGCCAGCTGCTCAAAACCAACGCCGCTTTCTTTTGCCAGCGTTTGCATCTGCCGCAACGCCGTCTCGACTTTGCCGCCGCTAACTTGGCTGCCCGCGCCCTGTGTTAACTGATCCAGTGCCGCAAGCAGTGCCGGCATCGGAGCGTTGGGATTGCCGTTGTCTCCAAAGATCTCGCGCACGGCGGCTACGGCGCCGGTCATTTCTTTAATAGCGCCGGCTGAGCGTTTGGCGTCAACGTTGCCGGCCATTAGGTCCATGCCAGCAAGCTGCTCAAGCTTATCTACAGATTTTGCGCCCGTGTCACCGCGCTGCGCTTTGTCTAATTCTTTAAACGTTTCGCCCAGTGTGTCTTTGAATGTGCCCAGCTTCGACTCAAGCTCTTTTTTCTGGCCTTCGGCTGTCTTGCCGCGGTACTCGGTGTCTTTCATCAGCTCGCGGTGGCCATAGTCGCGCGCCAGCTTGTCCATAGTTTCTTCGTCACGGCCAGAACTCTGGATGAGCTTCACGCGATCAGCCGCCGACATAGACCCGAGCGCCTGCGGTAACTTACCGCGTTGAAACATGTCTTCCGCAAGCTGGCCAATCTGCCCGGCCATAAACCCGTGCATGTCGTTCGTGGCCATCTTGTCGGCACGTTTCTTCAAGCCGCCGACTGTAATTTCGGTGTCTGACAGGACGCCGGCTTCATTCAACGCGCGGTCGAACTTTGTTAGTTCTTTTGCCTGTTCTTTAAGATCCGTCGCTTTGCCGCCGGAAACGTACTTCTTATACAGCTGGTCAACGCGGGTTTTAGAGTCGTCTAGCTCCATTAGCCGTGTGCTGGCCATATCATCAGACACGATCTCTTTTTCTTCCGCGCGGGCGGCTTTTTTAAGCCGGCGCGCGCTGTCTGCGTTACCCTTGCGCGTTTCGTCGGCGAGCTGTTCGGTGTTGCCGTGCGGCTCGTACAGCTCGTTGTAAATGCCAGTGCTGTAGCTTTGCAGCCCCTGCGCGCTCATGCGCCCGCCGCCAGTAGGGTCTTGGCGAAAATAGCCGATTTTATTAACACTCTGCGCTAGCGCACCCACGTCGCCCTTGCTGCCGTGGAAGGCGGCCTCAAGGTTCTCTGGCCCAACAGCTGCGCCAAGTAAGGCTTTGGTCACGGGATTGTTTAACATCCCGGCCATGTTTTGCGCTTGTTCGTGATTGAGCTGTGTCGCCGGCGCGTTTGTGACAGCAGCCCGCATACCCAGCAGGCGCGTGGCAAGATTGTCGTTGCCCGCGGCATTGGTGTTAAACGTGGCCACCCGCGTATCGTTCTGGTATGCCCGCATGGCGTGCTGGTCCATGACAGCCTGCGTCGGCATCAGGTGGGGCACGAAATTGCCCGGGCCCGCCATTGCGCCCATTAATGGCCCAGCAAACATGGCCATCAGCTGGCCCAGATCGCCGCTGCCGGGCCCCATATTACCCGGATTATACGGCGTCGGGTGTAAAAATGGGTACTGCGGCATTGGGCGACTCTGCTATTTATCGGCTGGTTTTTCGGCGCGCCAAACTTTGTACTTATTAACTAGGCGCTGCGTCTCGTCATCTATTGTACCTTTTTCGTCTTTATTCTCGGTTTTTACAGCCCACGGGAAAACAAGGGCCTGTAATTCAGTCAAAGTGTCTGTCGCAGAGCCTTTGATATTTTTAAAACTGTCCTCGGTAAGCGACCCGTGAGCGACATAGGCGCACCAATGCCGGTGCAGGTGTTCTGTCAGGGATTGTTCTTCTCGGCGCTGTAGCTCGGTCAGCAGTAATCTGTGTTTTATCCGCCAGTTTATGTCTGTGGGATCGGCACGGGAGTAGTCAACCGCTCCCGACGCGGCAGCGCGCACCATATACGCTGCTATTCGATCCCGTTCCAAAAACTTGGTTCAAGCGCCATGGCTTCAAGAGCTTCAACCAGCCTTTGGAACTGCCGCAGGTGCGTTGCGACAAGGCGTCGTGTTACTTCTTGGGCCAAAATCTTCGTACTTACAAACTCTAACTGTTTTACAAGTGCTGTTTCCAGCGGCTGCTCTGGATTTCGCGTAAACGGCATCTCGCTCAGCTCTGGTACCACCGCGATAACCTTGCCCGCCTTGTCTTTGATATCTTCTAGCGAGCACGCCAGCCGATAATCCATCATCTGGACGAACCACTCAGCTTCTGTTGCAACTTTATTCTCTTGCTGGTCTAGGACAAGCTGCCGATAGATCAGTTTGTTCTCGTCGGCCAGCAAACCCCTGAATGTCACGATAATTTTGCCGCCAAACAGCTCGTAGCTCTTCTTGAAGCGCGTACCACCAAGCAACGTGGCCAAAAAGTCTTCTTTATCGCGGTCTGTCGGCTGCACCTCGAACTTTTGTCGCATGTCCCAGCCGCAGCGCGGGCAAAAAGGCAGAATTACCGACTGTTCCGCCGGCGGATTGGCGATAACGGCAGGTTCTTGCGGTACGTCAACCTCGATAGTCGGTTTTTCCATCTCGGGCGCAGGCTCTTTGCTGATTTCAGCGCGATCATCGACGATCTGCGGCGCTTCTGGTGGCTGCGCCTCACCTTTTACGATTTGCTCGTATACCGCACGGGCGCTGGCAGACAGGCCAGCTGTTTTTTGGTCAATTTCTGCTTGCTGTGTCTTATCCGCCGCGTACTTTTTGGCGGCTACCAGTAAGTTTTTAACTTCTTCAACGCTTTCGGGCGTCATTACAGCCAAATCGACTAAAACATCCGTACGTTGAGACGGCGGCAACGTTTCTTTAATGCGCAATAACGTGTCGCTGAGCGCTGTCGGCAGAGGATCGCCTTCGACCCAGCCAAACTGCGCCAGTGTTTTCTTTGTAAAGTCAGAAAAATACGGATTTTCTACCAATTCCACAGCGCACTCCTTTGCGGTTACTTTCTCGGGATAATCGGGTACGTACCGTCCAGTGTTTGCTTATTGTTATCTTTGAACTCGGGGTTTTTGTACTCGCCGGACAGGCTTGGCGCTGTACCACGAGCCTTATCAATGTACCCGCCGTTTTGCTGCACGATATTAAAGTCTTGCTCGACGTACGTCTGCTCGTCTTTCGTCCACTTTTTACCCGGGAACGGAAACGAGTCGGGCCCCGTTTTGACTTTCACAGGCTTTTCTGTCCATTTTTCCGGGCTACCAGAGCCCAAGCGCGCCATCTGCTGCCAACGGTCTTCGTACAGCACAAAATCAGGGATGTTGTAGTCGGCGTCGGTGCGGAACGAAAACTCAGCGATATCCATAACGCGCGCATTGCCAGCTTTTTTATCTGCGTACCACAGCTGTTCTAGCAATTGGTTATCAATCTGCGCGCCGATTTGCGGTATTTCGTCGTCAATAAGCTTGCGGATCTCGTCAATGGCTTTGTTAACCTGCGTTTGGCAGTCGCCGTCACAGGGCGCCACGAAAATAGCGCCTTTTGCCGCGGCCTCTGTAACAATGTGGCCCTTTGCGACCAAGACGCTGGCTTTTGATAACAATCCACCGCCCGCAATGATGTGGCTTTCAGTGCCTAGCGGCCCAGTCAACAGCGTAAAGTTCTCTGAGAACATGTTCGCCTTCTGGTAGTCGTTCATGCCGAAGAACTGATAATGCCGACCTCCGCGCTGCAAGAACTCATAGAAGTTATTCGACTTAGTAACGATCTCTTTTTCACCCTTGCCGGCGTCGATGGTGATGTTGCCCGGCTTGATTGAACTGCCGCCGCCACCCGTGCGCAGGTAAATCTGGTGTGCCAAACTGACAACATTGGCGTTCGGCGCGCGCAGCACAATGCCGGCAAATTTAACGTTATCACCGCTTTGCTCGAAATCGTAGTTCGGCGTTTTCATGCGGCTTTCAAGCAAAATCCCGCCTTCTTTTTCGGACGAGTCGTTGCCGGCGAGCACCATCACGTTGGCCTCGGCCTTAATGCGCACATTCTTTTTCGTCGCAGAAATGTCGACCGACTTGTACGCTTTCTGGATTACATCGTTGCCCGCCCATGTTTGCACGTCACGGCCGCCCTTGAGCCATACGTCGCCGGGCGCGGAGATGAACACGCACCCGCCGGACATGCGAATCTCAGCGCCGTAACCGTCTCCGATAACTACACCCCCGTCTTCCAGCAACGACACGAACGATTCTGTCTCATAGAACTTCTGTTCGCCGGCCTTTTCATACCGATGGTCAATTTTGAATGTCTTCGGCTCTTCTTCCTTGAGGTACATCTTTGACGCAGCAAGGTCTTGAAATTTTGGAATCTTTTGATTGACCTGCGCGTACTCTAGCTCTTGCTGCTCCCACGTCTTGTAGTCTTTCGCGTGCCAGTAAAAAGGATGCAGCCCCGCGTAATTAAACAGATAGCCGTGCAAGTCGAGAACGGCAGCAGCGCGCTGTAAATTAGGGTAATCAGTGTCGGTAGCCTTGATCGTACCGGTAATCGAATGTTCTGGTCCTTCGCCGTATTTGCTCGCTGCCTTGTAGTTTTTTTCAGCGTCGTCGCCTTCCTTTTGATCTTCCGGGCGCTTAATCCGTTGCGGCATGGGCAACAGGATCCGCTTGGACAGCACAATACCTTTGGCCGACGCAAAGAATAAACGCCCGTCTTGCGCTGTGTTTTCTTCGCGCAAACCGTAAGCGGGTTTCGGGTTGTGATCTGTCAGTTTGTCGCCGCCGCCGCCGCAATCAGGCGCGCCACCCCCTTCAGTCTCAACGCGAGAGTCGTAAGGCGTTTCGCCGGGGCTGCCCTTTTTGCCGTCATACGTCCAGCGCTCTAGTCCGGGCGGCGGCGCATGAATAACATTACGGCTGCCTTGTCCTAAATAGCCAAAGAACTGCTGGGTGCGATGGTACGGCTGCTGAAACTCGTGTTTATTTTCCCAGTGCGCATAATAGGGCTTTGCCGACGAGCACTGGTAATCTGCGGGCTGATACTCTTCAATCATTTCGCCCGGGATTAGCATGCCCATGGCTTCCCACGGATACGGCGAATAACCCTGCGTATCGTTGCACTCGGCTTGATCCATGAACGCCTCGCGCTCACTGCCGGCCGTCCACACCTGCATGTTATAACCGGCCACCCGCAAGAGGGAGTCGTGGTAGAAGCCGTACACGCCGCAAAACTCGTTCATCGACACGCGGAACATGAAATCGTCCAGCGTGACGCCCGCGCCCGTACTGGTGATGGCGCCCCATTCACTGGCGAGCGTGGCGTCCCACGCCCGCCACGCGCTGTAATCGACCATTTGCCCGCTTTGGGGCTGCTTCAGGTACTTCTTGTGTACGTCGTCTACGCGCTTCCTAGAGGCCTGTGAGATATAGTCGTGGTAAGCGCGTTTACCGATATCCAATACGTTTGGCACGGCGCCAAGGATAAACCCTTTAAACTGCTTATCGTGCGCCATGACGATAACGCAGGTGCCGGGAGTGTATGTATTGATCTCCGTGGCGCCAAAAGCCACGCCACTGGTCCCAGAACAGGCCGTGGCAATAATGGGCGTAAAACCCTTTTCTAGATGCACGCGGTAGCAGTTCGCTATCGACGTGCCGTCCATGATCCAGCCCAAACATAGCCGGCCAGTATCTTGGAACCCCGTTTTAAAGCCCGTAAGATTGCAGTTAGGGTCGGCAACCGGGGTAGTGTGGGCACCATACGCTGTCGTCGTAGTCCGCCCGCCGTACTGCGTCTGGTTTTGCAGCCGGCGCGTGGCTAACGTCGGATCATTGGCGTACGGCGGGCTCGACGCGGGCGTAGTGCCCACCCGATGAGCCGGGGGGTCGATGCTCATTGATTATCCACCAAAAATGGTGTGGTTACGGGTATAAAACCCAAGGCGTTACCGCCTAATACCTTAAACGGCGGTTGCGTAAAACGCAACCGCCGTTTAATTACCGACATAAATAGCAAAACCGCAAATCAGGCATAGTCAATGTCTAAAAACATGAAACCAAGGTTTTCCGTGATCACGACATCTTGCGCCGTGACGCTGGCGCCCAGTTGCGTGAGCGTTGCCTTTTTCAGCGTATACGTTACGGAACCGCTAGTCCCGCCGCAGCCGCCGGCGGCTGTCAGTACGACGTCCTTGGGCGTGCACATATCGCCGTAGTCATTGACCAGAGTCTTAAAGTTAGCAGTGCCGCCCACAATGCGACTCAGCTGCGCTTGACCCTGACGCCGATTACCGACGTAATACACGTTTGACGAACCGATTTCATACAGCGTGTTAATCTGCCGCGTCAGCGTGAAATTAACTTGCTGTACGAGCGCACCCGGGCCGCCTGCTCCGCCAAATGTCATTGTCAGATCTTCAGCGCGAAACGAGCCATTGTGCGTTTGTTCTTTACCGAAAGGAGATGCCATAGTTCACCTAAGTGTTGTGAAGTTGACTGCTTAACTAATTTGAGATCAGACCACCAAGTGCAGCTCAATGTTGTTGAGCGGCGCCGGGACAACAAGGTCAAGAACGATTTCAATACGATCCTTCAGCAGCGGATGAATCTGCAGCTTGCGGATACTACCGCTGATGAGCTGCGACCCAAGCTCTTCTGTGTAACCGTTACTCGACAGGAAATCGATCACGGCTGTGACTTCGTATTTCAGCCGTGCGACCATGCCCGGTTGCGCGTTGGTGCGGCCGATAAACGGACGCAGGCGGCGCAGGAACAGGTACGACATGCTATCCACGTTGCGGCGGATCATCTCTTCCCGACGATTCAGGTCGAGGTTGTCCGTCGTCAGCGCATGCCGCGTGAACGGCGTGCCGTCCTTGTCTTCAGTCACGATCCACGTTCCCGCCTCGGCAAGCCGATTAAGCTGCGTTTCGTTGAAGTACTTGTACGACCGGCTGTAGTCGTCAAAACCGGCGACTTCCACGTTCGTCAGCGGCTGGTGGGGCACAACACCCGACACCAAACCAGCCAGCGCGGCCGACAGGTAATAGCCGGGCTGAACTGTGCCAGCCTCGCCAACCTGATCGGGCCACACTGCGCACACGCGACGATTCGACAGCGAACCAGCCTGTTGCACAATGTCGTCAACGACTTCGTTGCGAGTACGGTTGTGATAGATCTCAACGCGCTGCGGCACGGTCACGGCGACGTCGCCGCCCGAGTACAACAGCAGTGTCGATTCCGAAACAACCGCGTCTACAACGTATTCTTCGTATTGCTCTTCACCGAAACCGTCAACAGTGTAGTTATACCGAACGACGTCGCCCGGACGCACGTCGTTGGTGATGAAATAACCGTTGCCCGACGTGACCGTAAGCCGCGTGTACTGCGTGTTGGTCGCATTCGGATCATCCGACAATGTCGCCAGCACGGGGTCGACTACTTCTTCGCCAAGCACGCCTGCGATCAGCGCGCCCTGACCAGCAACCTTCGCTACCGGGTGCGCCTTCACGGCGAAGAACCCAGCCTTCCAGTTGTTGGCGATCTCGTTCGACTCGCCGCCGATGTGCGCCGCCCACAGGTTCTGCACCCTGCGGTCGAACGTCATCGGGACAAGGTTGTACATGTCGTCGCGACCCTTGATGCGCTCAAGCACTTGCGCCCATTTGGCGAGGTCCGGTCCGAGCGAGCGGCCTTCCTCGTCAAACAGTTCGGGATCGGCAACCGCGGTGTACTTCACAACTGTACCATTGCTGTTAGAGAGCGCCTTGTACACGCCCCATTTCAGCGGGTTATCGGGGTCAAGCTGGCCCTTGATCTGGTCGAGGTTAGCCACGTCGCTGATCGAGTTGACCTCGTCGGCCAGCTCAGCCAGCCACTCGCGGTACTCGACGTACACCTTGCCAGCCATGACGTTCAGCGGCTGCTCAGCGCCGGCGCTTGTCCACTCAGGGTGGTAAGCGACGATGCCTTCTTGCACGCAGATCTGGGTATCCTCGTACCAGAAGTTCGTCATCGGCGCGAAGCCAATGCGGTTCTTCGAGATCTGGATATCGTCCTTGATGAACAGCTTGAGGTCCATGTCCTCACCGCTGATCAACTGGCAGGTTGCCGTAGCTGTTACCGACCCGCCGCCGGCGGGCGGCGCCGCAATCGTAATAGTCGGGGCAACGGTGTAACCGGCGCCACGATTTGTTACGGTGATGCCAACAACCTTACCGGCGTTGTCGCCAGTACCGAGCACAGCCGTGCCAGTAGCTGTCGCAGCGCCAACAACACCTTCACCCGGAGCCGAGAACGTTACCGCGGGCACAGTGCCGTATCCGCCGCCGACATTCGTGATGCTGATCGGGCCCACCTTGTCGACCGGCACGTTGTCCTGCGTCAGCAGTGCAACCGGCAGGTCGTCGCGGAGGATAAGCTTGCGCACCGGGCCAGCCTGACTGGAATTCACGGTGATGTACCACTTGTCGCCCTTGCGCAGACCGGGCACAGCGTAATCGTCTTCTTGACCGTCGGTGAACGACTTAAACTTCACCTTCACGCCGTTCGTGCCGATGTTTACGCTGACCGCGTTGCCACCGACGCCGTCGCCAGCCACTTCAGTCGGGCCGGAGAAATCGAGGCCCTTGACGGTGCGCACGGTGATCTCGGGGAGATCAGCCCACACGCCGCCCTTGGTGCACTCGATGACGTAAGTGTCGTTCTTGGCACCAGCGTAGGCACCCAGAATATCAAGGTCGCCCATCACGCCGTTCACGGACTCACCAGTCGCGTTAACGCCGTCGGCGTCCGACACCGCTTTGACCTTTTCGTAGGTCTGCTTAACGTCAAACTTCCACTTCTGGCCGACCACGAACTGGTCGAGGTTGACTGTCGTGAAACGTACCGACAGGCCGCGGGTGCCGATAAAGGTCACGCCATCAGCATCGTCGAAATCATTCGGCTGAATTTCAGCCACGTCGTCGGTGCCACTGGCAGACGTGACGCGCAGACGCGCGGCAGCGCAACCAGCCACCGAACTCTTAACAACTTCGACAACGTACTCTTCCTCGACGTAACCGGCGGCAAGGCCGTCATAATCGTTGGCGCCTTCGTCCTCAGCATCCAGCACGGTCACTGCCACGCTGTTGTCAACGCCATCAATTTGCGAAACTGTAACGTCAACGCCGTTAACGCTTAAGGCTGTATAACTGTCTTGGTTGTTTACGTCAGCCGTCGCCGGCAGAATGCGCGACGGCACGAGGTCGCTGGCAAAGCCAGTGACGTACGTGCTAAGCACAGTCTCTTCGCAGTCGTTGTCGGCGCTTACGCTCCGAAGCTGAACGACGTCGCCGAGCTGTACGTCACGATCAAAAAACACACCGGATCGCGGGTAGGCCGCGCCGTTCGACTTGAACGACAGCGTGCTGGACTGAATCCAGTTCATCTTGCCCGGGACGGCAGTGATAGTTGTATCACTCTCGCCGAGATTGTGCACGTAATATTGCAGCATGGCGTCGTCGATGTGAACCTTCACATACGGAAGGTCAACAACCGAACCCGGCTGGCGCTGCGGCCACGGATAGCATGTGTCGTTCAGCCGGTCGTACGTGCCGAGCAGCGTGTGCTTCTTTTCATCCGTGTTGCTGTAACGATGGAGAACGGCGTGAGGGCCGGCGATGTGAGCGCGCAGCGGCTCCGTGATCTCGGTCGGGACGATCTTGAATTCTTGGAAAACGAGAACTTGGGGTTTTACGTAGCTCGACATGCGTCAGCCTCCGTGCCTAAATTTGTGTGCGGTATGGTGCTCAGCAGTAGTATACACAACCACGCGTTTCAAAAAAAAATACACGACCGCAAAATTCTTAATAGGACAGTAAATCTGATGCCTTAAAGACAATCCGCTTTAAACGCGGTACGTACGGCTGGAGCGTCCAAGCTTCCTCGGCGACATACGAAACAGTGACAGGTACGGCATAACCCTGTACAACTTCTTGAATCTCTCCTATCCCACCAACCTCGGCCACAATAAACCGGTGAAGGTTCATTTGGTCGCGGATGAGGGGCGAAAAATTGATTAAAAACTTAACGACTTCCGTCGTTAAAAATTCGGTTTCAGCGCCGTTTGGAGACAGGCAATACAGTGTGTGACTGCCCTCCCACACTCCGGCGTACGCATCAGCACCAGTATACTCATTTTTACTTGCCAAATCACCAATACCCTGCCGCAACCATTTCCAGCCGTTGCGTTTAATTAACACAGCCGGGCGTTTATCGGCAGTTTGGGGCAGCCAACGAGTAATACTTTCTATCAAAATGCCGCCGGCGTTCAAACCGTTATCTACCGGCTGCCACGCGCCAAGGTTCTGGATGTGCTTCCGTACGCGCGGCTCGTCAATATTGCTCGGGTCAGAGAAGTGCCCGATTAACAATTGCCGTAAAAGCCCGGTCATAACGTGCGGGCGCATACCATAAGAACATAGCGTGCTGACCTTATCAACACGGTTCTCCGGCTCGCTGCCCGGCGGGAACTGGGCTTCAACCTCTGGCGGATTTGAGTCGTCGTAGGTACTCACGCAACGGGTCCTTTTTTGGCTGTTCCAACATCTTTACGGGCGGCAACATTTTCGGCAGTTTTGACCCAAGCTTGATTTTGGCTAGTTGCGGCACGTGCTTGGCCGCTTCTTTGGCAGCATTGGCTTCGGCTGTTTCGTCCGCATTTTCGCGCATACTTAAATCGCCCAGAAGTCATTTTTGTCCGCTTCTTTGGCCGGTTTTGTCTGCACAGGTATGTTACGCGACGCACTTGGCTTTAATACAGGTGCGACGTCGGCCGCGTTGCTCATAATAGCGGCCGGGGCTGTCACTGTGAGCGCCTGCACGTCTGGGCCGTAATCGCCGACACGTTCAAATAACAAAACGTAATTACCGGGATTGAGCTTTAAACCTGTGTCCCAACGCCCGCTTCCTGCCGTGTTTGCCCGCGCAATCGCGACATCACGGGCTGGAAAACTGGGTTGCGCCGCGGCATAGACGGCCGCTGGAAACACGTATACTGTCGCCCCTTCAATTGGGCAGCCGGCGCCATTGTAATAAGCTAACGTATCGGGCCCGCCGTAGTTATGGTCTACAAGCACGCTCCCGGCGCCTACAATTGGTCGCCTGTATACCGGTGTTTCTGCTGGCGCGCCGGTAACGTCTAACGCGTAAATTGGGTTGCTAAACGGCATTAAACCCAGCTGCACGTTATACACAATGGGTACGTTACGTAGCGCCGCAATGATCTGAATTGATTCCACCAGCCAGCGCTCATCACTGGCGGCGTTAACCCAGACGTCATTTTTATTTAGCGCCGGAAATCCGATTACGCGGGCTGTGATATATGGATTGTCGCGTGTTGTGCCTTTAAGCTGCTCGTCAACTTGTTCCGTAATCGTCGGCAGCGACAGGTCCCAGCACTGCAGTTCCAGCGGCGGATGATAGCCAACCCTAAACCCGGTACCTTGGCAGACGGGGCAGTCCGAGTCTGTGATTTCTTGAGTTAGCTGGTCACGGCAGCGCGGACACGGCTCACCAAAACGCATTGGTTTGACTAAATAGCCGGGCGTCGCAACGAGCCTATTGCGCACTTGTTCTTTGCGAATAATCTCACGCGACAGCGCCCAGTCGTGCTCGTTTAGTTCGCCGAAACAGCTGGCCGGTTGCGAGACGTATGTTTCCGCCGGTGTTGTGAGCGTGACGCGGTAATGGCTGAGTAAATCGTAGCCAGAGTCGTGCCAAGCCGGGTCATAGGCTACAAAGCCGTTGGTAACAGGCGGGCCAATGTTTACCCAGTCGTTGGCGTTGCGCAGCCCTGTTTTGCCGAACTGCAGCTGGAATACATACGGTCCCGGCTGCTTAAAATCTGTTTCAAGCTGCCACCAGACACGGGTAACGCCGCGGACCATATGATCCACAGATACGCGGCGAAAAGGGAATATGCGCTGTTGCGACATGTCTAGTACCGAATACGAATAGCGTCACTGTAAGAGCTGTACTTGTACGTTGACGAAACCTCGCTGTAACACCCCTCAAGATTAATGCTGGCTTTTGTCGCCCGCACCCAGTCTTTGTACGCCTGCCAGCGCGCTTGTGCCGCGCGTTCGTAATTCGCTTCTTTGTTCTGGTCGTCGACAGACATGCCGCCGGCTGTATAGCCCAGTTGATTGCGGCGAAATTGCTCCGCGACCATCATGAACAAGTTGGCGCAAATCCCTTCGAGCCAATGATATCTAAACGGAAAATTCTGCGTTGTGTACACAGCGTCAATTGGCGGCGGGATCTCGTTCCAGTACATCACAGGGCGCGTAATAGCCAGCGCAATCTCGGCGTCGTCGAACATGAAGTTATCCAGCAAAAAGCTTTCGCTGGGGCTTGAGTCGCGCAAATGTAGCCGGATCTCAGCAATACTGGGCGGGCCGCCGTAGCCAGCTTGCTCGTTGCCAAACGTGCTGCGCGCAATAACCACAGAGAATGTGTTGGAAAAAATGACGCAGCGGGCTGTGCCGGCGTCGGCCGGCGCCGTAACAAGGGCCATTTCGCCGTAATAGATGCCCGGAATACCAACCATGTTGGCGCCAAGCTGTGCCGTTACTTGGCCCGTGGCGGCGTCTGTAACGGTCGCGGGCACTTCAACCGGCGCGTTTCCAACCCCCAGAGACAGCTGCTCCTTGATGCGAAATACGACGGCGTAGGGATTATTTGGCGGCGTACTCGGACCAAAACCGGCGCCTGTCAGGTCAACCGGTGCGCCGGCATTGTCGTGCAGCTGCCACGTAATCGTCGCGCACTGCCCCTGCGTCAACGACACAGATCGCATGCGCGACAGGTTTGGCTTGCCGTTGACCGTCGACACATTTGAGCTGATGACGTTCTGCCCGATTGCAGCAACCGGTGGCTGCGGCTCTTGCCCGGTGGTGTCTGTGTTATTGCAACATGTCACAATTGGGTGCGGCGCAGGCGTGGCAATAACTACCATAGTGCTGTTCTCCGGTTATCTCATCAGTATACAAATAGAAAGGGCTGGCCAGTAACGGCCAGCCCTTCCGTGAAACGATTGCGCTTGCGTGAGATCAGTCGTCGTTCTGGACGAAGTTCGGGTCTGCGCCTTGCGAGTACGACGGGTCAGTCGTACCAAGAACGCGGCCGGCCATCGCCAGTTCAGCCGTACCGACACCATCCTCGTCGAGGATGTACACAGACGGGGACTTAATGATCTCAAGGTCGCCGTTCAGCAGGGCGCGTTCCAGCGCCTGAAAATTCCTCTGGCTACGCTGGGCGCCCAGCGCGCCGACAAGGTCACCGGGGACCGTGAACGTCGCATTGTTAGCCAGCCGCTTGCCGTGCTTGCTCAGAAAGCCGAACACCCGGTCCGCGCCGGACGTGTTCTTCACTGTTGTATACAGGTCAGTTGTCGTGTTGGGCATTGTTCACTCCGTTATTCTTTAGGCGTTCTGCATGGCCGCAGCCGCGGCGGCTTGCAACGTTAAAACAGCCTGCGCAATTGCAGGCGTCGCGGCCGCTACGTCGGCAGCGCCGGCGTAAGCAGACGACTTCTCAGCGCGGCCGCCAAGGCCCGCGGCGGCAAGTACCTCGTCAAGCTGCTTGTTAGCAGCACTGAGCGAGGATACTTGCGCAGCCGCGGCCTTTTCCTGTTCAGCCGTGTAGAGCACATGCAGTTTGGACGCCGCCGACCACATTTCTGCGGCCTCGCTTTCCGAGCGCGGGGCAATCCCGTGCGCGGCAAGCTTTTCGAAGAAATGCGGCGCAGCAAGTTCCGTCACGATTGTGGCGTATGCCTGCTCAGCCGCTACCTTAACATTGTCCATAACTAGTGCTCCTTGTAATTAAAACGTACGCAATATCACTTGAAGTCAACGCGAGCCAGACCGTTCGTGTGACCGAACGAGCCGCCTTGCGTCTGGTAGGCAAAGTACTCCAGCATGAACGCCTCACGACGGATGTACATCGTGGTGGGCTCAAGCTCGTAGTTCTTGCCGATGAACTTCGGCGACGCGAACATGAACAACGAGTCGTCAGGCACAAGATCGCGCTTGATCGTAACAATCCAGCGAGTGTTGAGGAAATTAGTCTCCGCCCAACCGTTCTTGATGATGTCCTGCGAGAAGTCGCCGCCCATTTCGTCGCGGCCGAACTTCAGCAGTTCCTTGATGGTGATGTTGTTCACCAAGCAAGTCTCCACTTCGAAGTGCGACGGCGTGCGGGGCATAACCTTCAGGGCGTCAACAAGCGTCTCACGGGTGATGCCGCCGCTGATCTCCTCGTACTGCACAACGCCGCTAGCGACGTTAGCAACACCAGCAGTCGGCAGCACGGCGTTGAAGGCGGCAATAAACTTGCCGTCTTCCTCAGCGAGCATGTCCTTGATCATGTTGTCGCTGAGCACCTGACGAATGTCGATGACATACGTACGGAGTTCGTCGACGTCCTTCACAGCGCGGGGCGACACGATCCGGTCAAACATGACGCGGTAACGCGGGCCACGGATGTAGAAGTTGATCGGGAGTGTCGCAAACGGGAGCGACACAGCCGCCGGGGAATCGGGCTCCTTGTCCACAACCTTGACGGGCTTGTCAGTGTCAACCTGACGGTCCAGCTCGTCGTTGGTGATGGTCAGCGGGGGCATAATCCGACGGTAGAAACCGTCTTCACGCATCTTGGTGCGCGTGAAGTCGTTAACTGCGTCGATGGCCTGCTTCTGCATGCCGGGGGTATCGAGCTGCTCAAACAGTGTTTCGTTGAGCAGTTGTACTTCTTGCTGAGTGGGCATTGTGGGAACCTCCATGTTCCGAGTAGTTAAAAGTTAGGTCAGTCGATAGTGGCAGCAGTGCCGGCGGGCAGATAAACGCTCCAGAACGAAAGTGTCTGGACGCCGTTATGGTTATTCGACGCGCCGCTGGAAACAACACCGCAGACCGCGTTGACGTACTGAACAGCGCTTTGGTTCGTCAGCACGCCGCCCGTGGAGGCAACGCTAGTCGAAGTACCGGCTGTGAGCAGGTCGCCGGGGTTATAAGTCTGCGAGGTGTCGAATTCAGTCGAAGCAATCTCGTAACCGCCGGTGGCAACAAGACCCGACAGCTTGCCCGAAGGCGAAACGGCCTGATGCATGAACTTGCCGCCAGCTGTCGTGCCGGGGTTGCTGACGTCGGCATCGCCGGCGCCGTTCAGCAGGAAGATCGCCATGTGCGAACCGCTAACACCGGGAAGGAATACTTCCTTGCCGGCAGCCAGTTCAAGATGCACAACGCGACCGCGCGGAACATCGAACGACACAGAACTCGACAGCTTGGCCGAGTAGTCAAGGGACGCCATATCGAACCAGCCCTTTTTAACGTCAAGGCCGTGTTCGAACATCAGATCGGGAGCGTAAGCCATTGTAAGACCTCCATGTCTTTGTCAATTGTGGGAACATCATGTTCCCGGGTAGTTAAACGAATTCAGGCAGTGGGCGGATTCAGACCAAGGCCGGTGAACAACTTCACGTCAGAAGCCTTGAGGCGACCATCGCGGGCACCCACATACCCGCTCGTCAAACTAGCCGACGGATCATACCCAGCTGTCTTCGTTGTCGAAGACAGCGGAGCACCAATGCGAGACAACTCAGCCGCGTTTTTATGCGAGGCCAATTTGATCACAAGTTCCATCGCGCGGACCGGATCCCGAAGGGCAGCGTCAAGCGCCTCCTTCTGGTGGGCTTCAATGCGCTCATTCTCAACGCAAGCCTTCACAGCTTCGGGGATAAGCCGAGCCAGCTTTTCTTGCGTTTCTTCTTGAGCTTTGATTACGGACGCGGCCTTAGTCATCGCGGCATCGGAAAACCCGATGTAGTCGACGATCTTCTGTACGAGAGCGTTGTTTGTAGACATTAAAACCTCCGGGATATCAACGGTTGACAAGTTCAATAACGTGCTGCTTCATCATATCGCGGAGTTCACGCGACCGCTTGGTGCGCGCTTCCTTGATCTGAAACTTGCCAGCTCGTTTAAAATTCACAACAGCGCGGCCAATGGTGTCCAGCTCACCAGCCGGTGTAGCAGCCGCCAGCTTTGGCGCGCCGCCCATCGCAGCCGGGTCAACCGGAGCCTCACCACCCATGCCGCCCATAGCGTCAGCCTCGCCGCCGGCAGGAGCGCCGCCGTGAGAAATAGCCTGAATCAGTGCTTCCGGCGGAATACCAAGCTCTTGCAGAGCCATAGCAAGTTCCTGCACGGCGTCGTCTTCCGACGGCGCGCCGCCCATTTCGCCGCCCATTTCGCCGCCCATTTCGCCGCCCATTTCGCCGCCCATTTCAGGGGCAACGCCGCCAGCAGCTTCTTCAGCCGCAACCGGAGGAGCGTCACTGGCACCAGAGGCTGCATCGGCCGGAGCCGAGTGATCTTCGCCCTCAGCAGCTTCTTCAGTCGGATCAGCGGCTGCAGCCTTGGAGCTAGCAAACCCGATAAACAGGTCAGCCATTTCGTCGGCTTCACGAATCGTGTTAGCGCAAACTTCGCGCACGGAAGCTTCAGCAGCAGCCTTGTCCATGCCGAGCTGCGCAGCCAGCTCGTAACCAGCGTTAAACGCGGCTTCTTTGCCATCGCGCAGCGACTTAAGATCCGAGCCTTCAATCTTTCCGTCTTTATCGACGTCAAGCTTCTTTTGGCCGCCCTTTAATTCGCCGGTCGGCGCATTACCGGCTTCCTCTTTTTTTTCTTCGATCTTCTCCTTCAGAAAAGCCGGCATCTCAGCCTGCTTATCAAGGTTCGCGGTACCGAAGTTAATGAGGTTGGCCAGAATGTCGTTGCCGAGGTTGCTGCAATGCGCACGGGCTTCCTTGAAGTTTACCGAGCTATACTTCTCGCCATCATTGGTCTTGGCGGGATGCGTGGTGCCCGGGTCATCCTTGGTGCCCTTGTAATCGCGCTCAGCGGCGGGATCTTCGCCGGTCGCAGCAACATTCGTGTTGATGTTGAGCTGCACGTCGTCTTGACGACCTTCTTGCGACATCTCTGGTGTGTTGTCAACGGCAAGAGCGCCTTGCTGCTTCTTGATGTCAGCTTCGTACTCGCTCGCGCGGGCGCCGGTGTTGGCGGTTTGCACGTCGTTGTCGACGCTGGTGCTGGGGTGAGTCGAGGCGCCCTGATAGCCACCCGGATCGGACGGCGTGGGGCCAGCGACCTTCTCGGCGGCAGACTTCACAGAGCTTTGCGAAATCTCTTCAGCCAGAGCGTTAAGTTGAGCGAACAGTGAACGTTGCATCCGTGCCATGGTCATCTCCTTTGGGTTCTAATCGTTTTAAACGACTAGCTTCCGTTCATGTAACATAATTTTGCAGTACACAGTGGTTTGCTGTCAACCAAGTATTTCCATATTTTTCGCAGACCAGAGCGCAGGCAGCAATCTTATACAAGGCGTAATGTTGCGCAAGAGCTGTTTCTGCTGTTCCGCTTGCTTGTTTCTCAGATGGAAATTCAACCGGTTGAACGTTACGAATTGCGGCTAAATAAGCTCGTTTCTCGACGTTAGTCGGTAATACGCTATGAGTGCGCGCTACTTTTTCTGCCCATACGCGCACTGCTGGTGCCGCGCTTTCTGAAGGCAAATATACGTTATTTTCTAGTAACGACACAACTTCTGGATCGTTAGCCACCTTTGAAAAGATGTTGGGCAGCGCAGTTGCTACAGCGCCAACAAGCTGGTCGTTTGATGCCTTAACGGTGAGCTGCAAAAAGTCGCGCAGCGGAAGGATAACACCCGCGTCAGCCAAACCGCTTAACACCCCAGCTATTTTAACAGCCGGACAGGTATTCATATCAATAGGCGGCTGTACGGTCGGCGCCGCTGCCAGCGCAACTTGCATCCAGCCTGAAGCGTTGGCTCCGGCCAACTTTTCAGCCTGCACAAGTTGTGTTAACGCTTCTAGCTGTAACTGCGCGCGTTTTGACAGGCCGCCGGCGTCAAAGCCAATAGGCGCTGTTACGCCCAGCTGCTCAGCCAGTTCCGAACCAGACAGAACGCCCACACCAGCAGCTTTTTCAAGCTTTCCAGAAACATACGCAATGCGATCAGCCGGGCGGAAAACATGAGAAATGTCAAAAAAGCTAGGGTTGGGATTGTCAGCGTGTAAGACGTGCCCGTCTTCCATAACACGACCGATATTGTGCTTAAGTCCGCCAGCTTTGCAATGGCCACCGTTTTCAATAGCGTCGCAATACTCAGCCCGCGTCTTGGCCGAGTTACCGCAGGACGAACACTTATCAAACGGGATCTTGCAGGCCATCGAGACGGCAATGTCTTTATCGTTAGCCAGCTTCTCAATCTCTTTGTCAGCGATTAAACCGCCGTTACGCTCAGCGGCTTCTTTCGAGCCGTTCAGCGCGCAGACAAGTTCAATTCGGCGCATCGGCTCGTGGTAGGCGCTGGCTTTAACAATACCAAAGCTCTTGGCCGGGTTTTTATTGGCGTGGTCCCGATAGAACCGCGCAAACTTCTCAAACGTCGGGTGGTACTTCTCGCAGCACTCGCGGGAAAAGCCGTCACCGTTACGATTGGGGCCGTAGTCTTCCGTGGCGCCGATGGCGATCAGGTGCACAGGAACTTCATCTTTTGCGAATTTAATGTGCTCCAGCTTGTGCGCAAATTCGGCGCCAGCGCGTTTCACAAAATCTTGCTTGTCGGCGCCAATCAGGCCGCGGCTGGAGATTTTAATCAACGACGCCACCGGCTCGCTGAAGTCTTGCGCGTGCGGCTGAATAACTTTGATCATGCTCATGGCGTGTTCCTAGCGAGTTACGACAGGAGATCTTGTTCTGTTTGACGATTACGTAGTAGCGACGAATCGCGGTCAGCGCGCAGCTTGTCCATTTCGAGCAGCTGCTTTACGTCAAAGTCGCCCATTTCGCCGGCCTGCAGGCGCTTGCGCATCATGGCCTGCATAACAGCTGGAGAATCACCAAGACTGGGCGCCGTGTCAGAGATCTCGTTGTACGCCATCGCCACATCGTGCGGGTCGTAACCGGAGATCACGGGGTCGTTCAGCATCAAGTCATGAATAGTACCTTGCGATCTGATATCGCGCAGCGCCAGCTCGTGCTCGGGGTCGGTAAGTTTGCCGTACTGATCTTTTACAACATCTTTGTTTGTTTGCGGCGCGTCAAACATAAGTCCAGACAAACCTGATGGTTTTTGCGGTGCGCCAGCCATCCGTTTAGCCACGTTAACAGCCGGCGCTTTGAAAAAATCTTTTAAAGTCATTGTCGGTTCCGGCGCTGGTGCATGCGGCGGTCTGGGTGCGGCTTCTTTCAGCGTCAGGGGCGCTTCGACCGGGCTGTACAGGATCGACCCTGTAAGAAACTCTGGTACTTCTTTCTTAGTCGGCGCCGAAGCTGTTTTGATATTATTAGCCGCTTTTTGAGCCGTGTTGTAGTCTTCTACAGCGTTTAACACGTTCTCGACAAGCTGGCACGGGACTGGGTTGCCAATATACATTTCTCGCGTGGCCGCTTGCTTGGTCACATGCGGATACACGGCAGCTACTTTGTTCAACACCATTTCGCCGTCGTTGCCGAGCCGCATGCTCACTTCGCGCACAGCGTCGCCGAACGACATGTTGCCGGGAACGCGGAAATACTCGCAAAGCTTTTCCATCTCGGCGGCAGCTTTCTGGTACGCCGCGCTAGCGACTCGCCGTACTTCTTCAGCCGCCCGCTTTTCAGCGACCTTCTGGCTGTAAGCTCGCTCAACAGCAGCTTGTTCGTCACGCGGAGCTGGCACCCATGTTTTGGCCGGCAGGACTGCTTGCGCGGCAGCAGCCTTGTCCATCTCAGCCTTGCGCCGGCCAAGAAAACCCATCGGCGATACGGCATACTCGGTCGACACAACGCTGGACTGCTCAATCGCGCTGGATGTCTTTACCTGCTTGGGGTACAGCGCTTCCATGACCGCATCGGCGTTCGCCAGCTGGAAATCCGCCGACTTGTCGAATGTGTTCTCGCCCTGTTCGCGCTGCTTGGTGGTGCGGCCAGTGTTGTAGGCGTGCACCATGAGATTGATGTGCCCGGCCGGGATATTGGCGTCAGACGCGCTCTTGATAATGGCGTCGTTCGGCGTCGAGCCCGCGTTGACAAGGCTTGCGGCGCGCTCGATAGCACTGATCAGTTTCTGCTCAGCTTCTTTATTTAGTGCCCGCATTGTTTGTCTCCGGGAAGTGCAGTCCTTGAATTTCGGTCTTGTTCGTTAGCGCGCCGCCAGTAGCAAGCGTCATTAACTCGTCGTTGCGTAACTCCGCTGCGCCATCATCAAAAGGTAACATTTTTATAGCTGCGGAATCCAGTTTTGTCGCTACTTTGAACGGTAGGGACGCCAGCATGGCGCCGATATTTTCGACAATTGTACCGTGCGCTTTACTGGCGCTTTCCGTCGTACGCTCGATTTCAACGTATTTTACAAACGAGTCAATAAGCGCCAATTGCGTGTGGGTATTGATCTGGACCGTCAATGTAGCCAGCGCCGCCTTGTATTTCATTGTATTGATCGCGAAGTCTTGGAAGAAACCGGAGACTTCGTCTGGCGTGTCCGGGCGCTTGGTTGCGGTAAATTTGTTAATTACCGCATTTAGAACGTGCGAGCCGCCGTGATATCCAAGTAATTTCCAGAGTAGGTCGTAGTGCCGTTCTTGCAGCCCGCGGGTGACGGCGTCGGCCATTACCACGTTAACCATGTAGTCTGTGTGGTTAACTTTGTCGCGAATATCGAAAAAGACGTTAGCGTAGGCTGAAATAACAGCCGGGCTAACGCCGACTTTCTCCGCGATTTCATCGTCTGTCTCGCCGGCAATAATCCGGGCTTCGATACCCCAGCGGGTCGGCGCCTTATCCTCGGCCCACATCGAGTGCGCCCAGAATAAATCGCTGTCGCGCTCTAACAGGGCGTAAATTGCGTCAGGGCGGTTGTTTGCCTGCTCAAACCGCCGTTTCAGCCGCACGGCCCGGCGAATCCACTCAAAACCGTCCGGCCCGTCAACCGCGCGCGAAGCTCGTTTGCCGCCGCCGTCAATTTGTACAGCCCGCAGCCAGCGCCAGTTTGGCGCACGCCGGGGGCTATTTTTAAATGCGTTCAGCATACGTTACGCGATTTTGTAATGCCATCACGGCACGTTCTGGTCAACAAACCCGAAACAGACTGTGCAGTAATATTCACTGACTGTGTAGTTAAACGTCACACTACTCATTGTGCCGTCGATTCGAATAATGTTAAACCCTTCTGCGCCAGTAAATTGTGTGTACTGCGTAGCGCCTACGGGATTTTGATATGTTGTTTCGCTGCCTGACTCCCATACCGGCGTAAACGGTTTTGGCGCGCCATTCGCATCGCGTACCTGCACTGGAACTGCCGTACCGCCATTACCGACGCTCGCAAACGCGACTAAGGCATCTGTGACGGGCGAACTAAACGTCGCAGTAAATACCCCGGTCTGCGTGTTTCCAATTTGCTTGCCGCTGCTTGGTACGCCGTATTCTGCCGGAAAAGTGCTGGGGTTGTACATGCCGCTGTGTTCAAACATCCCGCCACCACTTTGGGTAATTGCGACTGTGATGTTGTTCTGCCCAATTCCAGACGCCGTGGTGGAAGCTACGCTATTCATTCTCATCCACTTAAAACCGGAATCGCCAGTACACGAAAAGTCATCGCAAGTTGCTAACGGGTTGTAATTGTCGGCGGCTGGATTCATGCAACCATAGACGCATGGAATACACGAGCCGTCGTCGCACGTTGCGTTAGGGTTGTAGTTAGTGGCCGTGTTATCCGTGCATCCATTAACGCACGGAGGGCAAACCTGTTCAGCCGTAAACGGGGCCGGCCAATTGACTAACCACGGGCGGGCCGCATAACTGTATGCCCGCGCAAGTTCTCCGTACGTCGCATTTGTGTAAAGCCATACGCCCGTCTCGTAGCGAACAACTTCATCCCCGTATTGATAAGTCTCACGCCCATAAGGCGCGTAATTAATAGGAGAAAGCGTACGCTCGCCGGCAACCCAGCCAGTCATTTTGACCGGAGCCGTTGCTTCAGAACAACACGAGTCGCCGCGGCAAAACACCAAAGTATCGCCTACAAACACGCGTTCAACGTCGTCATCGCCTATTTTGATAGCCGTGATATTGCCGCTGCCTATGTATGTGTCGCTGTCTACTCTTGGCATAGCAATTACCCGGAAACAATGTAGTACACAGTTGCCGGATCTTTAGTCGTCAGCGCGTTATACCCGGTTTGAGTAATTTTAACGATGTTTGTAATCACCGTTGCGCTCTGAATCCCGGTGGCGTCACTCTCTACATAGTTGTTATCCGCGCCACCAATCTGCACAGCCGTTGTGTCTTCAAGGCCGGCATACAGTTTGTTTGCTGCCTCATCGTACAACATCTCGCCGGGTTGGACGTTGGTCGGCGTTGGGTTTGCGTTGCTTACAACTTCACGGCGGCGGTGTGGAAAATGCAGCGCGCGAAATACACGTGTATCAGGCATGATATTGCTCCGTAAATATTTAGCGCAGCATCGGTGTTTCAACAGTGACGGTCAGCACGAAATTCTTCGAGCCGCTGCCGTTCGGTTTGATTCGCAGATACAAAAACCGTTGCGGGTTTGACGGCGAACCGTCGCGATTAAGGTACGCCACGTTTACGTTGCTATTTTCGGCAATCGCTACGACGTCTTGATCTGATACAACGTCAGCAAAATCAGCCAAACTAAGAACGTGAAAAGCCTCAGCCGGCAACGCGCTATTCGGCGTGGTGTCCTGCTTGCTGGAATAAAGGTCAGCCTCAAACTTGTTGTCAGCGCCGGTTAGCTGAACGAGCGCGTATCCGCGCAGAATTGCGCGGTGCGGCATCTTTACCGGCACAACTGTTTCAGAGCCGCTGGGCGCTGTAAATGTAGTAGTGCCCGACCAAATCGTGCTAGCCATTTTTCACCTATTAGGAGTTTGCAGTAGCGCCGAGATCTACGTCCGCGCCGGCCTCTTCGGGATACGGCTCAATCGTCTTTTGCTTGAGGAACAGGATTACGTCGCCAAGCATTTCAAACGCGTTGCGCAGCGAGTCTTCGAGTTCTGGCATATCCGACTTGCCATACCGCTCAGCGAACCGGTCGCCGTGCCAGTAGAACATGAACAGAATCCGGCCTAGCTTATCGAGGCCCTTGGTCAGCTCGCCCATGTAACGATCCACCATGCTGTCGTCACGCACGGCCTTAAGCATCGACCCGATCATGGCGGTGTCGAATACTTCTCGCTGACCAGTCTGCGCGGCATCAGTCACCGCGCGGATATCTTTTTTGTCAAGCAGGGTGTTCGGGTTGTAAATACTGCGGTCGGTATTGCTCGCGCTCATGCCAGATACCGGCACACCAATATCAATGCCTAACTGCGTCGGCACGCTGGCGCCCATAATTGTCTCGCCGCCCATAACAGGGCCCGGATCACTCGGCGCGCCGGGCGCGCTGTTGACCATCATCGGGCCACCATACGGGTCGGCGTACTTAATGCGGCCTTCGTACTTGCGCTTGGCGGCGGCTGTCTTGAGAATTTCACGGGCGGCGTCTTCGCGCAGACCGTGATGCTCCACAAGCGTTACCAGCGCCTGCACAGGGCTGGCGGCAGCTTCTTTGTTAATCGTTACAGCCGTGCCGTTGTGATACACAGTCAGGCTGGCGGTTTTGCTCATCAGCGCCAACTGGGCGTCAGCGAGATTGCCCGGCATCAGCGGCGGATCCTCACTGCCGCCGCAGCCACAGCTTTCTTGGCCCTCTGGCTTGTCTGTGTCGTCTTCACCCTTGCTGGTCGGCAGGAGCTTGAAGCCTTCCGGCACGAAGATATCGCCCATGCTAGAGCGCAGCTTAGAACCCTTCTTGGCGTTCAAGTGGAGCCGTACGCCGTCACGATACTTGTCGTAGTTCAGCGGGTCGGTATAGGCGCAGCCCATGATGCTGCCGCGGGGCGGGTGCTTGGAATAATCTTCCAAATGCACTTCGTACGACGTGGTGTCATACTCGCTGGTGCCGTACTCGCGCAGGACGCGGGCTGGCACAGTGGCGTCGCCGTTCTTGCCGATCAGCATGACACGGCTACCGGCAGGAAGGCTATTTGCGTCCGTCAGGCCGTTGAACCACGTGTCGAAGTCTTCGCCTTCGATGCGAACCAGTGCAAACACTTGGTCGGCCCGCGTGTTCACCCAGTCCGGCGTGCCTTCCGTGCGCACGACTGTTACGAAATCAGCCCGCTTGGCGGCACCTTGCGGATGCACAGCCACGTAGCAACGCTCAATGTCACCACCCTTGACAAGAATGTCATACAGTCCCGACTCAGACGGCGTAAACAGCTTCTTTTCGACTTGGATGTTATACGGCACCGAAACGCTGTCGTCGCCGCGCTCGTCCTTGATCAGCACGCCGTCGCGGAGCAGCTTCTCTTGGTCTTCTTCGCTGTAGCCGGCCGGGAGCTTGGTTTGCACCGTAACATCAAACGAAATAACTTTAAGACCCGCCTGCGCTTCTGGTTTCTTGGGCGCGTCAGACAGCACGCTGGCGATCTTGGGCTGGTTGGCCCGCGCCTTCGCCAAGTCGATGGCTTCCTTAATGATATTTAAACCGTGAAACTCGTCGATGGCCTGCGCGACAGCGGGGGCTGCCTGACATGTCTTCACAAGCATGTTCAGCGTCTCAAGCCGAGCTTCCTTGAGGAACTTCTTCAAGTCCATCAGCTGGCCAATCTCGACAAACGCGGCAGCGGTGTTCTGCGTAGCAGTCTTGGCAAACGTCGCCATGACCGCCGTAATCATCTCTTTCAGCGTAGGCTGCGCCGAGCCAAACTTCGACGGCGACCGCGAAAGCTGCGTAAAGTCAGGGTTGCGCTGGCCAAAACCCGCAAGGTTTCGGTCGATGCCGCTGCCTAGAATGTTGGGTTTGCGGTTAAGCAGGTAGTTAATCCAGTTTTCCTTGAGCGGCACGAACATGTCCTGATTCTTGATGTACAGGAGTTCGTGCCCCTTCAAGTCGCCGTTCAGAAAGAACACGGGCGCGTACAGCCACATCGAACCGAGCTTGAACGCGAACACACCGATAGCTTTGGTGTTTTCGCGGTTACGGTCGAGCAGCTGGAAACCGATTTCGTGATCCAACAGCTTGGGGGCTGAATCGCGGAGGTAGGCGTGGGCTAAGTTACTAAAAGACTGCTCGAAGGACGTGTCGTCGCCCTTGCCGCCAAGATCAGCTTGCTTGGTCTGGCTGCGGTCGTGCGACCTGACAACATTCAGCCAGTGCTTCCACGACGCTTCTTTAGTCTTTTTGTTATACACGGCCACCTCCATGCGGCACTATTGACACTGGGCACTGAATAATAATTTACAGTGCTTCGCCCCTATATCCTACATAAATACGCTCAGGGCTTCCACCCACTTGTCGTTCCGGTCACGCCAAAGTTTTCGCCTTGTGCCAGCGCCGGAACATAACTGCTACCGGCGGTATTGCTCGTTAAACCGCGGTGTACGCTGTTCAGCAGGCCTTTTTCTTGGTACGACCCGAGCATGCGGGTCATCCAGTCAGGATCGTTGGAGATGTTCGACATGCCGCGTACCATTTCGGGCTGAAACGGCGGCGGCTCTCTGTGCGCTTGAATATTTGTAATGCCGTGCTGGCCCAAGGTTTTAACAACGTTTTTTGTGATTGGCGTGCCGACGGAATAATGCAGCGCGGGCTGTTCCAGATAGTGCCCAGAAAGCGTACTCGGCGCGCCGGCTACGCTCCCGTCGCGCGGCGTCCAGTTTCGCTCCAACATCGAATACGGCACGATATCGTCAGGGGAGTAGTCGCCGTGCTCGTCCGTCATGCGCACGTGGTTAATCAAGCCGCGCGAAAGCAACTCAATGTTTCTGCGGTGGGCTGTAATACCGCTATTTTGCATCACCTGCCGCATCGCTTGGACAAAATAGCGGCGGCCTTCACCCACGCCTTTATGGCGGACAATTTCAGCTGGGTTCGGCATACCCTCCGAAATTGTGTCACCAGCTTCGATCTCGTCACCCTTTTTAACCGTAACGCCGCGGTCCGTTGGGACATAATGGTCTTGACCGTTAATTTGCACATAAAAGCCGCCCTGTGGCGCAGGACGCACTTCTTGGACATGCCCATCTGCCTGAGCGTGTGTTGCCCCGCCGGGAAACTTCTTCGGCACCTGTACAAGCGCGTTGAGCGCTTTAAAACCAGAAATCCCGCCTGCGCCACCGACGCCGCCAGAGTGCTTGGAGCTAATCTGACTTTGTGTGACAGGCTCTGAAAGCGCCTGCGCGGCTGCAATACCCACATAGTCTCCGACAGGCGGCAGATGGCCTTTTTCGCGATAGCCGACGTCATTTGCATAGACACCGCCGTCTTCTGGGCCGCCGACAATTGGGCTGCGCACTAAGATATCTTTAACGCCCATCTCTTTGATGTCGCGCATGATTTTGGGCGTCAGCACAGTATTGCGCTTGTACGGCCCTACGGGTCGCGACAGCATTGCGCCCTCGTTGTCGGGGTCGTCTATGTCCGTGGGAAAACCGCGCTCGTGGGCGTTGGCTAGGCGCTCTTGGTCTTGCTCGTCTTGGTCCGTGACAAGCAGTCTGTGCGCCATCTGCGTAAGCTGCTTGCCGTAGAACCCGGCGTCAGCTGTGGCGGTCTTCAGGTCAATTACACCCTTGCGGGTGCCGAACGCGCCGGCAAAGTACTCCACGGGCGTTAAGCCTTGGGCGTATCCGCGCATAACAGGAATTGGAATAGGCTCGCCGCGGTGGTCGAGATACTGCATGTCGGCGCCAAGGATCGAGTTCAGCTGGAACTTGTTGCCCACGCCGGATCCAGCAATCTGGTGCGCTAACGGATTATCGTGCCCGTGGGCCTCGTTATACACATCATCCACAAGCTGCCGCTGCGCTTCCGACGCCAGCTTGAGTATTTTCGCATTGCGCTGCTCGTCGTTGAGGCCCCTATCCGCCAGAATCTGCCGCAACTGCTGTTTTACTTTCAGCTGCGTGTGCTGCGCCGCCAAACTCGGCCGCACGTCTTTCAGGCCGAACGATAAGCCGTTTGTTGTGTACGCGGAATCAAGCGCCACGTCATGAAGCTTTTTCATGACTTCGCGGTATTTTTCCGGGTATTTCTTGGCTAATTCTGTCGCCAGCGCGCCCGTGTTTTTCTTGTTCAAAACGCGCGTATAGTCCCGCATGTCTTCCGGCAGCGCGTCATTAACCAGCAACTGACCTAGCGTTGTTTTCAACATAGAGCGTATCCGGCGCTAAGCAGTGTTCAGTCAATAAACGTAACCACAGGTACTGTTTCAATCCCCGCGAGTTTCAAAATACCCGGGAAATCTTTTTGGCTGGCGTCTGAATACACAATTCCCTCAGACATATGCAGCGCGACAAAGATTGGGTTTCCATTGTCATCTTCGATCACAACGGTGTGTGCCAGTTGCTCTGCCGGCTGCAAGTTATGGTGGGTTTTAACCCGCATACTTATTCAAGCTCCGCTGCAGGATAGCAACAGCGCTGGCCTTTACATGCAGATCGTGCGCCGACGCGCCCTTCATCGCGGCAGGATCGGCAGGCGGTGCGCTAGGGTCCATTGGGCCGCCCGGAGGAAGCGGGCCGCCCGGCGCTTGAGGCGCATTGGGCGCGCCGGGGGCTTGCGGCGGCGGGGCCATTGGGCCACCCGGCAACGCAGACTCAGCCGGCGGTGCGCCCGGCGAACCCGGCGGCAGAACCAACGACTCGGGCGGCACTTGCACGCCCAGCGCGTTCATAATCGCCGTAAGCTGCTGCTGCATGTTATACAGCCTGTAGTCGAGCATATTCATCATCTGCTCAGGCTTGAGCTTCTGCGGCGCCGCTTGGCCGGGCGCAGCAGGCGCTGCCGGCGCGGCCGGAGCGGCTGGGGCGGCGGGAGGAGCCATGCCCATGGCCGCGGGGTCCATCGGCGCACCGCCCTGCATTGCGGCCGGATCTACAGGAGGCGCCGCGCCCATCGCCGCGGGGTCCATTGGAGGCGCGCCGCCACCCATCGAGGGGTCGCCGCCGGGCGGAACAACGGCACTTTTTTCGAGGCGCATCTGCGCCAGAGCAAGCAGTTCAGGGTTAATCGTGTACATAAAACCTCCGTGTTATCCGAGCTACGTATTATCTTCCACAATATGCACTTGGGTGTCTACGCCTATTTCACCACGCTTGTACGCCGCCATAGCGTCGCGCTTGGTGCGATATACGTGGGGTTTAGATTTGTGATTTGTTCGGCTAGACGCCACATACAACCCAGTTTGATAGTCTTTGTTCGGCACGTAATGCGCTTTAAACGAAGCCGCCGAGAACAGATTTTTGCTGGGCAGCATCTTGTGAATAGCTTCTTTGGCAGCGTCGTCAGTGCTGGGCACGTGATACTGCATGGCGTCTCCGTCAAAGTCGGCGCCAAAACCCTTGGTAATCACAGGGTTTACTTCCATGACCTTGTTCTTGGTCAGGCGCGGATAAAACGCCATCAGGCCGTAACGGTGCAACACGGGCGCGCGATTAATCACAATCGGCCGGCTGTTCATCTGGGTGTGCAGCTCTTCAAACGCAGCTTTGTTTTTGCCCTCAACAGCGTCTAGCGCCTGCATTCTGGGCATTCCTCGTCGCACCAACCCGCGCACCACGAACGGCTTGTAAATATCCCATGCCTTCTCTTCGGGCAGTGCCACCTGATCCATGTCCAGATCCGGGTTGGGCGTAATCACCGCCCGACCCACCAAGTCCACGGTGGAACTCAGCAGCTTGCGCTGAACCGTGCCGTACTTGGGCGAACTACCGAAAATCTTAGACAAGAAACCCTTAACGTTCCGCTCAACGTTTTTGGGCTGCTGCGGGTCGCCCAAACCGCTGACGGCTTTCACGGCGTCATACAGGCCCAGCCGCTCGTCGCCATAGCTATCAAAGGCGCCGGATGTTTCGCGCAACACGTGGTTGGCGTCGAGTAACTCTTTGTAAAGATAGTTCGCGTCGTCTACCAGCGGGAGTTTCTTAGAACCCATCGTCGTTACGGGCCTGAACAACGGCGGCAAGACAGCCACCTTACTCATCATCCAGTCTTTCGGGTGGACGCCGGTAGCTTCTGCGCTCTTCAGGAAACCCAGCTTGCGGACAGCGGCGTCACGAATGGTCTTGCGACCTGATTTGATATCTTGGCGGGTCTGCTCAATCGCTTTGGGAAGATTAATCTTGGCCAGCGCTGCTTGAATTGCCTCTGGGCCGGTCTTGTCGAACAGTGTGGCTTGGCCGGCAAGGACGCCACGGAATTGCTTCTCGGTAATACCCAACACACGGCGAATGGGGTCTTCCATGACGGGGTTAGGCATCGGCTCGTGTAATGTTATCTTTGACCACCGATTCCCGCCGTGGCCGCCCGTCATTGTTTCGTCAAACAGCCCGCCGGCTTTGGGCTTCATCAAGCCTTTCCAGTCGACCGTCTCGCTGTTCTTGATTTCACGATCACCGGCCAGCGAGTCCACATCCTTGTCCGTCATCGCCATAATGTGGGTCTTCGTGCCCTCGCGCACAGTGTTGATACCCGCGGCTTTAAGCTGATTGACGAACTTGTTGTACACGTGCGGCACCTTGGGCAGCGGTGGCGAATAGCCCGCCATGAACTGCGACCAGTATTCGGGGTTGGCTTGGCCGCGCACCATCTTGGCGTCGCGAATGACTTGGCCGGCGCCGTGAGATAAGAGCGCACCCAGATCCAACATGCCGATGCGCTTGGCGCCTTCGCTACCGCCCTTGGCCGGCGTGCCTTCAGCGGTATAGCCACCGGTCGAGCGGCCTTGGCCCTTGGACTCAGCGGTGTGGTGCAGCTTCATGAAGAACCGATTGCCGGTCAGCACACCCGGAATATTCCGGCCCGTCTCAGGGTCCGTGACGTGCTCAGTGTCTGACAAACCGTGCTTCTCAAGTTCTTTCTGCGCAAAATCAATCAGGTCTTTGCTGTTATCAAAGTCGGGGATCTTGTACGGCTGACCAGTTTTGGCCGCCACTTTGCCCAAGGCCGCCTCGACAACTTGAGCTGGATTCACGCGGCTAATCAAACCCAGCGGACTGACCAGCGCCTCGTAAGGATTCCCGTCTTTGTCGTGCGGCATCTGGTGGTCTGGGACGACTTCAGCAATCACGCCCTTGTCACCAAACCGGCCTGTGAGCTTGTCGCCCACTTCCATTTGAGACTTGTTCTTCACAACAACGCTGACGCCCTTGTCCGTGTGCTCGACGTCAGTCACGATGCCGGGCGAATGGTGGTCCCACGTTACTGTCTCGTTGGCAAAGTTACCGCCGCGGCCACGATGGACTTTGCCATAGACAGCGTCGCGCTTCTTGGCCACGAGCACTAACGGATCGCCGTAGTTAACTTCCATGCCCTTCTTGATGGCGCCCTTGTCGTCGAAGTTATCCAGCAGCTTTTTGTCATACTCGCCCGGGAACAGACTCACGAACGCCTTTTTGCCGACGTGCGTGTTAGCGTCCCACTCGGCTTCGTGCTGATACATGTGCTCGCTGGTCAAGCGCTTGGCGGCAGACTGTGAGATCACAATAGCGTCTTCGTAGTTCTTGCCTCTAAACGGCAGATACGCCGTACGCAAGTTCATGCCCAGCGCCGCGGTGCCCTGCTTGTCTGTAAAGTTAGAGTGCGCCAGCAGCTGCCCCGGCTTGATAAAGTCTCCGGCCTGCACAGCGGGCGTCTGCGTCCAGAACGTTTTCCGGTTGAACGGCATGTCGTTATACAGATCTGTCACTTGCTTATTGCCGTCTTTGTCGCGCCACACAATACTGTCGGGCGTCACGGACTCGACACGGCCGGCCGACTGCGCCCTGACAGCGCCCAGCTTTTCTCCCATGACATCTTCATAAGAACTGCTTGGATTATGCGCCTGCCCAGACTGCACAAGCGGCGCCTCGGCATTCACGAGGGGCAGCGCCTGCGTAAACATGCGCGAACCCATGATCACACGATGGCCCTTGATCATGGTCTTCATCGGCACCATGTTCGACAGGGCCGAGAACGTGTTATCCATGTTGGGCAGGCTGTATTGGGCCTGATCGCGCGGCACGTACTTAATCTTGCCGCCGACTAGTGCCGACACCATCGGCAGGTCATGCTTGTCCTCGCCGGGAAACACCAGCGGAATGTCAGCCAGCTCCTGCGGGGTTTTATACGTGGTCTGGCCTGTCTTGGTGTCGACCACGGGCGTATAAATCTTGCCGTCTTGGCCCTTCATTGCGCCGCCGGCAAAGCGCATGTCAACACCGACCTTGCCGCTGTTACCGCACCAAAAACCGCAATTGCCGTGCCGCCGAACGTACAACAAACCGCCCGGTACCGTGGCGCAGTACACCATGCCGGAATACTGCTGTGTGAAATAGTGACAACGCCCGTCTCGTGCCGCCCGCGGTAAAACCTGATGGCTATTTTGTTTATGCACATGCACAATCCAGCAGCCACCTGTCGATGAGTGCGGCCGACTGTCTTTTTCAAACACAGTGCGCGACGAATACCCGAGCCCAAACGCTAACCGCTCAAAATCGCGAGCAAGTTGCTGACTTGATGTGCAAAAACATGTGCGCTCGCCCTGTTTGTTTTTGCGGCCCTCGCTTTTCATCAGCGCGTCAAACAACCGAAAACGGGCATTACTGGGCGCGCGAAAAAAAACGTCGGGAATCCAGCGCTTGGGGCTGCCGTTAAATTGCTTGAAATACGCAGCAACTTGTTTTGTGGCAATAGTAAACGCTTTGCCGTGATAACCCCACTTAAACGGCAATTTGTTTAAAAGCGCCCGAATTTGATCGCAATTTTCTGGGTTGTGTTTCTGGCACTGCGTTATTTTTACGTGATATTGCGCCGTATCCGGCCGATATACGCAATTGCCTTCACCTAAATACCAACCTAGTAATTCAGCCCAATCGGCAATATCGACTGCGTCAACTACGGCCCGATTATTGCTGGTGTACTCTGGTTGCGGCACAGCAAATGTAGTTACTGCGTCGCCTTCGTACGCATCAAAGCCGCCGGATAGAACGCCACGAAACTTTAAATGCATATGCGGCGCAAGCTCTATTCGATACGCGGCGCCGGCGTACAACGGTCGCGTATACATGCGATGATTTGGCGTAACCAGATAATTTATTTTACCTGTGTTGCCGCCGTACATTATTCCGGCGTAATGCGCGGCGTGTAGTTTTTCTGCGACGTGGAATGACAACACACCGGCGGCGTTTAAGCAAGCAAACTCGTCAGCGTCTGTTACATCTGGCCATTTTTTCCACCCGCTACGCGTCATCACTTCAGTTTCAGCGTCATAACACTCCGGCGTGCGCAAGTAGTCAATAAAGCCCAGATGGCTTGGCTGGACGCTACGCGACTCAGCCGGTACCGAATCCAAGCTACCAATGCCGCCTTCGCCCAGTCGTGTCACGCGCGTTTGGTGATCAAAAATCTCAGCCGGGTTAATTTCTTCCAGACTTGAACCCAGCCCAGACCCGATCAGCGCGGCACTGATAGCTTTGTTAAATACGCCGCTGGGAATATGGTCTAGTGACTTCTTGGCCGTGGCTTTCCAGAGGAGCTGCCGCAGGTTCTTCTTGTCTTTCGTGAAGCGCTCGGCCAGCAGATCTTCAGGACCATGTACTGATTGAAAAGCCATGCTATCACGGTCGTCTGATTCGGCTTCTTTGCGATTGACCGCGATGAGCTTCTTGGTGATCGCCAGAATCGTGTCGGGCGTCATGTGCTTGTGCGACGTGCCAAGTGTGCGTCGGGTAACGTCTTCGTCTAGTTCGGTCTTGGCGAACTCCTCGTTAATAGCTTTGGCTTTTTCTTCAGCTGTGGCGCCCGCGATTGGTTTATTCACAAGCCGTTGATACAGCTTATCCAGCGTGCCCGCGTCGCCCTTCTCCATGTTGACAGCCGTGATCTCGTTGCCCCACGCCTGCCGCATGGCTTGCTCGGGCACGCCCATGTGGCGCAACAGGGGCATAAGCGGAATCTGCGCTTGGCCAATCTGGATCTTGAACACACCTGTTTGCGGGTCGAGATAATACCTATGTGAACGACCTTTACCGGGAAGCGTATTGACGTGCGCTTCCAGCTCGCCGTTCTCTTTCTCGCGGGTAAACACGCCCGGGCGTAGGCGCATCTGGTGGGCCAACGTGTACTCAACGCCCTTGTTCACAAACGTGCCGGAGTCTGTAAGATACGGCACATTGGCAATCGTGGCCCGGCGCTGCGCAACAGGCTGATTGGTTTTGTTATCAATGAGCGTCCACGTGCCCTGCATCTTGCGCGCTAGCGAGCCGCGCGTCAGCACAGCTTTCTTCTGGTCAGCCTTCGCATACATCTCAGGGCCGGCGTAGCCCACATCTTGCAGGTGCAACGTGTACAGATCATTCTTGATCGGCTCGATACCCTGCGCGCTGGACAATGCCCGCTCAAAGATATTTTTACGCATCCCAGCCACGTCGCCGAATGCACGCGGCTGTAAGGGTTGCGGCGGCTGCGTAAGGGCAGGCAGGGGTGGTGCGGAAAAAGGCTCGGCCATGACTGTGCCCCGGTTTACGTGGCTGCAGCGTTGTTAGCCAGAGCCATTTGTTTAACCTTTACCAGCTCTTCAGGGTCGATCCACGTACCGGGAAGCGACCGCATCCGCGCCTTCAGTGCTTGCGCCTTGAGCGCATTGGCGCTCAGCGAGTTATTACGCGTCTTGTTGTACATGTACGTCCCGCCAAGGGCTGCGCCAGTAAGTCCAGACAGCGCCGCTAACGCGCCGTAGTCTTCTCCAACGGTCTGAAGACGTCCCGGTAACTTCTGGCCGAAATCGGCGGCACCCTGCCCAAAATTCTTTATACCCTGCACAATGTCAGCTAGCGACGCGTATTTTTCGTACGCTTCGTCAAGCGCCGCGGCTTTGACGCCGGTTAACGCGGCCAAATATTCGTTGCGCGCGTTTTCGATATCGTCTTTTTCGCTTTGGCGCTTTTGCCGTTTCGCCAGATATTGCGCAAGTAAATATGTGCCGCCCAAACCAGCGGCTACGCCGCCAATACCCATAGTTTTTTGCGCCACGCCTGCCCTCAGCCCGTCTGGATGCGGGGATGTCCAGTCGCCGAGATTTATAGCGCCCAAACCGGCGTTGACTTTGTCGCCGACATAATCGGTCGCTTTGCCGGCCGCGTCTTGAATAGTGCCCATAATGTCGCCCGCAGACGCAAACTTTGGCGGCCCGTATACGCTTTGGTGTTGCTGCCGCTTGCGCCGACCAGACAGCAATTTATTTAACAGGTAGTATGTGCCTACGGCGCCCAGCCCAAGCCCGCCGGTTAACAGCAAGTTCTTGCCAAACGTGCTACCGGGCGACGCTGCCGCGCCAGCAAATGGCGCACTGGCCGACGAAGCCGTAGTAGGCGGCGCTGCAACAGGCGGCGCCGAATCTGTTACGGCATTTATAGTTCCAGCGATAGCTTTCACAGGCCCCGAGTTGGCGACAGCCTGTTGCGCTTCTGGAGATACCAGCCCTTTCGCAAACGCTGTGGCTTGATCGACCACAGCGCCAGTACGCGTTGTATCTACTGGTGGTTTGTATCCGGCTGGCGCCGTCGCGCTATCCAGCCGATTGCCGAGATACTTGCCGGCATCTAATGCAGCATTAGCCACAGCTTTAAACGGCGTTTCTGGGCGGAAGCCGTACATATTTTTGAAGCTGTTGCTGTACTCGCCCAGCATGCTCGGCTGGCCCAGCCTTTGCGCCTTAGCCACTGCGGGGAACACACCGCCGGCGTCGTCGCTGAAATCGTCCATTGCTGCTTTAGTCGTTTGTTCAGCCATGATTTTACACCTTCGGCGGGAGCATGCCGTACACCTGCGCCCATTCAAGCCATACGATAAAATGTTTGTGCTCTTCGTCCCAGTGGTTGTCGCGCTTTAACAGGCGGTACCAACCGTTCACTATCTTATCATTTACATCGTCAAAATCCGCCTTGTGCGCCGGATCCCACAATTCGAACATGCGCGACTTAAAGTCGTAACGCAGGTCGATATTGTCCAGTTCGTCCTGCTTTAAATCCTGTTTGGCAAACGGATTATTTAAAACAGGAAAACCGTCTGGGGTGCCGGGCCACTGAAGACGCGCATCTCCGTGCTGGGCTCCGCCCAGCTCGTCATGGTATTTACGCAGACTCACAATTACCTCGCGGGACGATACTGCAGTGCTTTCTTCCGTGAACGCAACCGATTCGCATAAGCGCGATATGTATTAGCCAATTCTTGCGCTTTGATCGTCTCGTCGTCGATTTTTGGGTCTGTAAGGTGCGCGGCGCCCGTGCCGATCAACCCGCCACCAATCAGCCCGGCTGCCACCGGCAAACCGAGCGCGAAGCCGGCACTTCCACCAGCTAAATTCGTGGCGCCGTTCCAGAGACTGGCAAGATCAGCCTGCTTAATTGACTCAATACGGCTGTCGAGGTCATCGCCGGTCAGCCCCTCTTCAGAGCAACGCGCCAAAAAGCCCATCTTGAACGCTGTTTTTTCGTCAACGTTGTTGAAATCCATTTCAATAATCTCCGGGCAGAATAAGTTTCTTGGGTGGCGCGCCAACGGTAAAGTCAGGCGTGGCGTACCTGCCGGTGTCCTTACCAAGTGGTAAAGCGCCCGGCATTGCCGACTTAAAGTTAGCAGCGCTGGCCAAAGATATCTTACTCTTTCGACCCGGGCGATGTCTCATAAACCACGCGTCTACAGCGGGGTCATCCCGGTCGCCCTGCTCTTTGGCTTCCTTGGTGCAGGCGATCATGTTATCAATCGCGTTTTGTAAATCAGCGCGATCCGCCGCAAGCCATGCGGCTTTACTCGGGTTTTCCGCGGCAATATACCGCATCCGCTTGGCTTCTTCGCCAATAGCCTGCGCGCGCTGCAGAAACTCTTTCCGGGTCAGGACGAAAAATTCACCAGTCTCTTCGTCGTGCAGGCAAATAAACCCGTTTTTGGCATAAAACTTCAGACCCCGATAACTGTAGCACTTGCCGGAATTGTCTTGAATATCAGACACAAAACACCCTTATGTACGGGAAAGCGGACACTGGCCTGTCGGACAATTGCTGCTGCTTTTTACCGCCGGCAGCGGCTGCACCTGTAACTTCATTTTGGGCGATGTCCCGGGCGGCAGCGATTGCATTTGCTGCGTTTCCGCTTGGCACTTCGGGCACTTGGTCCAGCTAATTCCGTCGCCCGTCTTGACCTTGCCCGTGCCGTGGCATGTCGGGCAGTTTGGGTCAATCGGCTTTGCCGGCGCAGGCTTTACCGGCGTCGTGCCAGAAAGTAAAGCAGAGTAAGCAGCCTCTGCAGCGACCACACCGATATAGTCTTTTTGGGGCGGTGTGGCATTGGGCACCCACGGAGTCAAAAGAAGCATAAGCCATTCAAACATGTGTTGTCCTTTTACGCTTTTTGCACCACGTTGCGCTCAGATGTTACCCTGCGCGCCATAATTCTTAAGCTTCTTCGGCGGCCAGCCGTTCACGCCAGAGATGGCAATCATATAACGGTTTTTGATATCTGCCCAGCGAGCCCAGAACGAACCCACCGGAATATCTACTGTCGTGCCAAAGATGCGCCGACTTCCGTCATTCCACGAACCCCAGCTGTTTTGGACCATCACGAGCGGGCCGTTATACAGCTTTTTAATTTCGTCGCGGTCGTCCACGGCCAGATAAGCGAGGGCGTGGGCCCACCCGCCCTGCCTATTACTCACGCCGTTTAAGTCACGTGTCGACGAGAAGCCTTCTCCGCCGCAGCTGCTCACGCAGTACCCGTTAGCTAACAGATCACGCAGCGCTTCGTATTCTTCGACTTCTGTAACAGTTTGCACAAGATGGTTCTTACCAATCTCGCGCCACGACTCCGGGGGCGTTTTACCGCCATAAATCCCGGCATTGCGCGAGCTGTACTGCGTGAAGTCGACGTCGATTTCATCGTACTTTTTGCGCAACCACAGGCCGGAATCATTCAGCACTACTTGGGCGGCTTCAGCGCAGCTCCAGCCGTCCCCGCCGTGCCGGCGCCAATTGTAAATCGCTTCCGTGCTGAGGACGCCGTTGAGTCGCGCAGTATCAGAAACTTCCGGGGCGCCTTCTAACTTATTGCTGTTCGGATCGGGCACGCCGCTGGTAATTTCGCAGCACATGGTGCCCAAGCAGGCGTTCCGCGTCGACCATGAAACACAATCGCCACGGCCCTGCGCGCCACCCGGCAACGACTCTGGATAGAGCTTCAGGATCTCAAGAAACGGAAGGCTTAATTTGCCTTTGCCGGTTTCCTCAAGTTTATATGCCGAGCATGCCATGGCGCCGTCGGGGATACCACCAGCGGCTTGGATCTGATCGCGCAACGCTTCTGCAGCTTCGGGGCTGCTATATGCGCCCACGAAGCCCGTTTGATACGCTGCCACAACGTCATAGACGTTCTCAAAAAAATGCTCGTTGGCGGCCATGGCATGTCTCCGGCATGTAGATCAACCGTTCGTGGTATCAGTCTCAGGTGTGACGTCCTCAACAACCGGCGCGTCATCCACCACCTTCTCGCTAACCAGTGTCACGTTGAAACCACCGGGCTGCGCAGGGGCAAGCGTGTCGAGCGCAACGAACTCAACCGTCGCCGGCGCCGACTTGTTACCGGAATCATCAACGTCGACCAAAGAAAGCACAACGAGCGAATCTTGCGGCACGTCCACAGAACCAAGGTCAGTTGCATTCCCGGCAGCCGTCACCACCGATGACTCAACGCCGTTCACCGTCACGGTCAACTCACGCGACACGACGTCGCCGTCAACCGGGGCATTCACAGAAACACGATATGTCAGAACATTCGCCATAGTCTCACCTCTTTGTAAAACGACTCTCAAACCTACCGGCACACTTACAAATATGTTTAAGCCGCGATAGAGCGCGGCGTACACGGCAAGCGCGATGTACACCAAATACCACAACAAAACCAGCGTATAACCTACTTTTGCTGCAAGAAGAATCACTGTATCAGCCATCTCAAAATTCCTATCGCGCGGACGCCGCAATGGTGTCGCACGCGTCGATTAACTTGGCCTGTGTTTCCGGCGTACCGGGCACCACGTCATCCGTGCCTACCTTGGCCAGAAACACAGCCTCAATCGCCCGATCCAGTCCCGGATACTTGCCGGGCTGGTCAATCGCAAGCCGCAACGTATTAGCTTGTAGATCAGCCCACTGCTCCGTAGTTGTGACCCGCGTACCAGCGTCGCGCTTCAAAATCACGCTCAGCGCCGAGTACACGTCGCGAATACGCAGCTTGTCGGCCGCGTCGGCTTCGGCGAGAAGCTTTACAATCTCCGAATCAGTAGCCTGCGGAGTTACCGGCGCAGACGGCGACACAGTTGGCCGCACAACGGTCGGTCCGTTGGGGAACAGCAGCGACACCGCCAGTAAAATACCGGCCAGAACAACTAACACACCGCCAGAATTTTTTGTGGTCATACAACACCCTTTGACGGTTGCTGGTACTCGACAATCACGCGCAGCAACACAGTGCACGCGTCAACACCTTCAGTGCAGCCCTCGGCGGCCAAGCGGTCGCGCAAGTTAGTCACCGACACAATATCGTTCACCAGATTCACGGCGATCGACGGCTGCACTGCGGGCACGTCGGACTTCTTGCGAAACAAGCCACGGACAACCGCCGCAAGCTGTGCCCGATACACAACCAACACCGCCAGTACAAACAACGCAGCGCAGAGCAATTGAAAAGATGTCATAAAAACTCCAGTCGTAAACAGTGGTTACTTGAGTGTATCACGTCTTGGGAACTAACACGTACGGTCGGCCATTGATAACAATAGTGCCGCCGACGCGCAATGAGGCGTCTTGGGTAATCGCGTACGGCTTGGTCCGCTTGCCGTACAGTTTTACGATCTCCTCAACGTCGCCCTTCTGCGGCGCAGTAACGTTCGGATCGTAGTACGGCGCCATCAGGTTGCCGTTGCTCAAATGCGGCAAACCCAGCGCGTGGCCCAATTCGTGGCAGATCACCGCCACGGCCATGTTGAAGCTCCATGCCTCGGCCTCGTCAAACATCTGATCCAGCTGCACGTTCTCCGCCACGCCGCACGGCAGCTCGCTCCACGCCAGTGTGCCGCCGCGGTCATCTAACCCGTTTGCTCGACCCACACCCGACTTGGCGTAAATGTTTGCTTTATTCGGCGTGTCCACGCGAGTGGGGTCGATGTCGCACACCTTGGCCCACTGCGAGAACGCAATGTCATAGGCCTCTTTCACCTGCTCGTCTGTCATGCCCGGCAGGGTAATCTCGTGGTGGTACGTGATCTTCGCCATCGGCCACTTGCACGGCGCACTGTTCGCCGCCGTGATGTTGAAGTCCGGCAGGCCGCACCGACGCTTATTGATATTATTGGCGGTCTTCGGCCCCACCACGCCCGTGGGATTCAGCCCGTGAAACGACTGAAAAGCCTTGATGGCCTTGGTCAGCTGCGTGCCCTTGAGCTTCTGCACGTCAGCCCACGACTTCGAGCCGAAATAGCCCAGATCGTAGAGTTTCTTCAGGATCTCTTGCGTGGGCAGCACATTCGCCGCCGGAATTGCGCGCTTTTTTGCTTTCTTGGCCATGCGTTGCGTCCTTGCAAGCGAAAAGAAAAGATTAGTCCGGTACGTTCGCGAGGGCCAGCAGCTCATTGAGCGCCGCGTCCTCGGCAGTTTCTCCCAATTCATACATAACCGTCAGCATGGGATTCGGATCCCTTGGATTCACCGGGTAATCAGGAAATTCTTCGCGCCACAGCTTGTTCACCCGGCGCCGCAAGCGCATCAGCTTCCGCGGCGGCAAGGTCCGAATGTTCCGCATGTCCTGCAGCAGTTCAGCTTTATTTTTGTTCTTGCAGTACGTGGCGATTTGAATGGCCAAAGAGATCATGCTGAGAATCAAAATAATGCCAAACTGCGCAGAGTTGTCCACGCGAAAAGACATCTCTGTCATGCACTTATCGCGCAGCTCGCGCAGGGCGGGCGACGCGTTCACTTTGGCTTCCAGCTCTTCCAGTTGCATGCTTAGAAACTCCCGTCTGACCGCAGTTTTTCAACTGCAATCGCTTCCATGTATCGGAATCGGGCGTCGATCATCTTGGCCCGGATCTGCGTGCGGCCGGAGATGTACTTCCAAATCAGCGCGCTGTTGAGTACCACGACCTGTGTTGCGCCAAGGAGCGCCGTCAGGGCCTTAGTGATTGTTTCAGCGTCAGACGTGTTGATCCAGCCGATCATCACCGCAACCATTACCAAATTCGACACGGCGCCCGCGGCCATCGTCCAGAATTCGGGGGTCAGCCAGCTGTTTGTGTCGTCTGCGGCCGGCGTGACATCATTGACGGAATCATTCAGCACACGCAGCTCTTCGCGTACCGTTGTAACACTTTTCTTTGTGGCCATGTGTATATCTCCTGTGAGTAGGTTTCTCTATTGTGCCAGAGAACCCCGGAGACAGCAACAGCCGTTACTGTAATTAACGTGACCCAAAGAGTTGCGGCACAATGGCGTGCATCATGCCGCCCCACAAACCCATGTCCTGTAACTTATTCTGCCCTTCGGGCGTTAACCCGGCCAACGCAGACAAGGTACGGCCCGCGAGATTTGCCGTCGCCAGCCCAACGCCCGCGGACGCAATCCCGTGAATGACGTCAATCGGCCGGATAATCGGCGATCGGTTTTGCGTGCTGAGCCCGGCCATAAGTCCTGTCGTCGCCGCGGCATACTGGGGCGGCGTGTGATTTTGATATCCGTAGGCCATGCCGCGCTGCACGTCATTCCACGCGGCGCTATTAAACTGCGGCACCGACACCGTGGGCGAATACAGCCCAGAGTCGCCGGGCACCATCGGATTCGGCCCCGGATGGAAATCAAACGCGAGCTTTTCGGCGGCGCTGTATTTCACTGGTGTGTCATTACGCGTGAGCAAGCCCTGAAACAGATTTGTTTTCATCGCCCGCGAGTTGGCATAGGCGTTATTGAGCCCAATGCCGGCGCCAAACAGTAGCCCCGCATTACCCAGTGTGCGCCGTAATTTGCCCCGCTGGATATACCGCTCGGGGAACAAGTGCTCGGCAAGTGCGCCAGCGCCGTACCCCAGTCCGCCGGCGACCAACCCGCTGACAATACCGTTGGACAGCGGCGTCGGTCCACCCAGTAATTTATTGGCCGTGTCCCATGCACCGGCCGTCCAGTTCGAGAGGGCGCCGCGCTTCACAATCAGCTCGTAGTCCCAGTCCGGCTGCGGGCCACTGACGATAGCCAACGGGCGGGCACTATCAACCATTTCGCGTTCGTAGATATCGACAGCCTGCTTGGTAGCCCGTTCTGGCAAATACAGCGTCACGGCATTGGTATCAGGTGCCCATGTCGCCACGCCAACACTTAACAAACCAGCCTTGTCCGCGGCGATTTCGTGCGCGACTTTGACGGCGATAGCGCAGGGCATCAGCTCGGCGATTCGGGCCGGGACGCGCTGCCACTCAGTTGCTGTAAGCTTTTCAAACATGATATTACCGATTAAACATGAATATGATGTCGAGCATAAAGCGCAGGAGCACCGCCGCCCACGCGAGTACGCCGCTGATAGCTAAAAAAAGCACAAACCCGCTCGACAGCACAACGGGGGCTAATTTATGCACCGGAATATTTTTGAGCACCCGCCACGCCTTGACGTAGTCCAGCGCGGAGAGCGGCTCAGGCTGCGGCACCGGGGTTGGTGTCGGCTTCGGCTTCGGCCAAATCTTGTTGCGCAACGTGTCGAACACATTCGGCATGTTATTTCGGCCCTCCGGCCCAGCTGGAAATCTGGTTCAGCGCGCCAGAACCATACTGCGAGATCAACTGGTCCTGCCACGATGGTCCGGGCATGTTGCCGCGAAACGCCTGCAGGGCCAATTGATATCTATATTTGGGGTCCAGCGCCGCCCGGTAGCGCTGCTGATTTTGCTGGGCCTGCAGGATGAAGTCCCCGCGCTGCTTGACTGTCTGCAAGTGATTCTGGACGTTCTCAAACACAGGCTTGTTGTAGTCGTACTTCAGCGGCCGCTGCAGCAACGACTGCGCGAGCTGCTGGGCGTACACGCTTTCGCTCATCTTCTCTACGAGCGTTTCTTTTTCGTAGTAGCGCGGGTCTTGGGACAGGTGATCCTTGGCAATTTCTTTGGCGACTTGATCATTGTCTGTGTGTTCGCGCTCATCTGCTTGTCCTTCTTGAAGGGCTTTGGTGGCAAATTCCCGGTCGGGCATATTATCGGCTTTTCCGCCATGTAACAGGTCTTTTTGTCCCGAGCGGGAAAGTTGGCTAGCCGCCTTCAACTCGCCGCGGCTCGATGCTTGAACAGGCATGGTGTTCTCGTCCGCGTTGCCCTTGCTCACGCTGTTGTGGCGCAGCACGTTCTTGCGGCGCACAGCCACGGTAATGTGAAACGGCTCGTCGTCCTTGGGCATCGGAGATAAGCCGTAGCTCTTGCGCAGCGCAGACAGCGCGGGGCTTGTGACTTGCAGCGCCCAGACTTTGCTCACGCCGTCGACGTTGCGCACGTCGATTTCTTTCAGGGCGCCCAGCGCGTAGCCGAACATGTGGCCGCGCTCATTGATTTTGTTCGCGCCGATGGATGCGACCTCATCGCCTGTCATGACCGATATATGCGCGTTTAACAGCTCGTTCGCCACGTTGGGCACGTTCATAACGCCCGCGGTGGGAAGTTCAGCGCCCGGGGCGGTCAAGGCGTCGAAGACACCCCGTACAAGGGCGTTGGGCACCGAGAGTAAAAGCCAGCCGGACTTAGAGACATACAGCCGGCCCGAAAGCGGCTGATTGGTGCTGGCCTGCTTGTCGCCCCGATAGAGCCAGCCCAGCGCATTGCCGGCAGCATACGCCGGATGTTCTTGCAGAAACTCAGGATCCCATGCCAGCGGATCAAGCGCTGATAAGCTGTCCATAGCTGGCCTTCAGGATGTCTTACGAAATAATGCCGCGTTCGATTAATGTCGAGAAAATATCCCACACCTTCTGGCAGCGCAGTTCGTGAAGCTCTTGGATTCCAATCAGCGTGTTGGCCAGCATGTCCGGTGTGGTCTCGCCGTCTAACACACGGCCCGTGATTAACTTCAGGTCTTCTGTTGTATTAAAACAAGCCGTGATCGCTTCTTCCAACTCGAACCGGTCCATGGTTTTCTCCGTGTGTGCTGCCTGACTAGGATTTGAACCTAGAACCTAGCGGTTAACAGCCGCGCGCTCTACCGTTGAGCTATCAGGCACTAGTGTCAGGGTTGAGCTTGAATCGTCGTCGTCGCCTCGATCGGTGGGCTGGCGTCAGCGGTTTTATGCGCCGCGGCAGCGTAGGCTGAAAAGAGCAACAGGCCGCAGAACAAGAGCGACGCGCCCCACGACACAACGCTCAGACATTTACGGGTGGTCATGCTCATCGGCGGGATCTCCTGCGTGATCGCGTTCATGGACGATGGTGACTTTAATACCAGCCCCGGACAACAGCGAAATAGCCAAATCGGTCAACGTGGAGCCGCCCATGCCGGCCAGCACGCAAATTCCGATCAAGCCGTATACATTCTCAGCTTTGCGGTAGTTTTGATACCAGATCAGCGCAATCGCTAACCCCAGAAACCCGGCGTTAAGCATCGCGCTGACCACTGCTAGTTTAGACAGTTTCCGCGCAAACCGCAAAAGGGTTGCCAGCCCAGCAAAAGCCGCCGCCCCAAAGGCGCTGCTAAACACTGATAACGCGTGTAAGTAATCATGGTCCATAGCGCGTAACTGCTTTGTTGCCAACGACTTTCGCGTTTCGCGAATCCCGGAATAACTAATGTGTCAAAAGCCCTCGCGATCCCCTTCCGCGAGTCCGGTTCCAGCCGAAGCCGGAATTCTGTAGCGACTTACAAGGTTAATAAATTAACCAGTGTGGCATTCGCTACTCCTCCACCCGTGAGCCCGACAAAATCTGACCACGGAACCTGTAACCCCCTTCGCATCCCTGCTCCAGAAGAAACGCCTAACCAGCCGGCCACCACGACTAACTTTTGACACACCTTCAGTTTAACAGCTCGTATTACCCTCAGCATAAGGGATACGCAGCTCAACCCTGAGTTGTCAAAGAACAGAGAGAAACAAACGGTCAAATGTAGCTTGACGGTTCGTTGCTGCAGATCCCGGCCGGCTCATAGTTGTCCAGCCAGTCTGCGGCGGCCAGTTCGGGGTACACGGCAATCGAACGCGGCGCCAGCTCTCGCGGCGGTAATGTCCAGATGAATTGGTGGCTGGTCATCGTTAAATCCGCCGCCGTGGCAATAAACGCGTGGGCGCCGATGTTGCACAGCGCGTCGAGCGTGTCGGCGTCGTGGCAGCGGGCCCACACGCGCTGTTTTGAGAAAAATGCCGGCGGCGCGTACTGCATGCCCTTGGCCGTCGGCAACAGAAACGCCCCGTTGCTGAAAACAACCTCGGCGCAGATGTGATACCCAGCATCCAGAGCCGCCTGTAAGTATTTCAGCTGATTTTCTTTGTCTGGTTGCCGGCCGGAGATGTTGCCAAGATGCGCAATAATAATTCCGTCAAATCCTCGCCGGCCGCCCATATTAACATCCTTGTTAACGACTCTACATCCGCCACGCTCGGGCGAGCTGCCTATCGTACTGGGCGACCGGAAAGCTGTCCAGAAAGACTCAAAGAATCTTGGCGGCGATCAAGCAGCCACGCGCCACAGCATGCAACGGATCATTGGCGTGGCGCACTTCTTTGATAGGCAGCGGAAAATTATTCTCGGCGAGTTTCTTTTCAAACGTCTCCAGAAAGCCCTTGGCCCGCGTTGTCCCGCCTGCAAATGCTATCAATAACGGCTCTTTGAACTTGGGCAGCGCTTTGTGGCCCAGTAATGCCGCCGCCAGCTGCTTCGTGGTGTAGTCGATCAGGCGCTCGTAGTAGGCGCCCACCGCGGCTAATACGGGGTTCTCGTTCGCCTCGCCAATAGTGAAGTCCCCCTGCTCTTTCTCAGCCTGCACGACAGAGTCTTCTTCGCCAGTTGCCACAGCGGCCATTCTGTCGATCCAGTCGCCAGACTTGGTGGTCGAGAACAGCACCGTGGGCTCGCCGTTGAGCATGACACAGACGTTCACCATGCCAGCGCCCCACGAAAGCCCAATCCCCGTATAGTCGTCGTTGGCCAGCTCAGAGTAGCACAGCGCCTCGGCTTCGTTGATGGCCCGCGCAGCGTAGCCCTGCTCGGCGAGTACAGCTTTGACGACGTCTTCGTGATAGCCGACGTCAAAGTCTTCGTCGTCTTGGTCCACGGGCTGCGCTGGGACGCAGAACACCAGCTTTTCGCCCTCTTCGGTGGCTTTGCCAGCCACTTCCTTGAGAATGAACGCCAGTACGCGCTTGGCTTCTTTCTCTTTCGGGGAGACAACGCCGCGGTACATGGGGCGCTTGGCAGATTCGTTGCGCTCGATGGCTTTATCAATGGCGTCTTGGCCGATGAGAATGAAACTCCCGTCAGTGTCTTTGACAAACACCTTGCCCTGCAGGCCCTTCTCAATCATCTTCGTGGCCACAGGCGTCGTGGGCTTGATGACGTAGAACGCGTCCCGGAAATCTTTGTAGCTGATAAATTCAGCCTTATCGTCGCTGGTGTAGCTGATCGGCTCCAAGCTGTCAGAGGCGAGGACGATAAAAGAAGTTCCGACGTCTAAACCCTTGGCCATGATTATTTCCCTTTAAGCTGCGCTAACTTGGACACAGACGAGCCAATATCATCCTGTACCGCCGTGGTTTTGCCAAGCTCGCCTGACCCGGCGCGTTCCATGCCGGCAGTGTTCACAGCGGTCACAAACGTGCTGGTATTGATATCTATGGGCGCCAGCGTGGACTTTGGCGCAGGCTCGGTGGCGCTGAACGTACGGGATTTCTGCGTGGTGCGCTCGACCGGGCTCGGAGCGCCTGCTGGTTCGGCGCCAAACGCCACCCGTTTCAGGGCGCGCAGCGTGTTGTAAATAATGTCCAGCCGCCCCACGACGTACCCAGCGACATAGCCGGCAAATATGAGGAACAGGGCTGTAATATACGCCGTCGTGATCTGGTCTAGCATGTTACAACTCGGCGGGCGGGAAAGCGGGCGGAAACCATATAGTATCGGGGTTGACGCCCCTGTTTACAAATATGGGCAGGCTTTCACACACGTCGAACTGGTCTTCTAGCTTTTTAAACTCTTTCGGGTCCGTGGCGCCAATTCCCTCGGGCATGTCGTCGATCCAGATATCGATTTTATAGCCCAGCTGCTGCGTCATCGCGCGCTTGGGCGAATGGTTGCAGAATATGCAGCGCGTGAGGCGTTTAAATATCTCTTCGCCAAACACCTGCGCCAGCTGCAGCCTGTTCTGGGGCGTGTCGTACCGGCCCGTGACGCACAGCACTCGGTGCCCACGCTGCACAGCCTGCCGAATAAACAGGCGCCAAAATTCCACGTCGCTCGTGAACGTCCGGTCGAAATCAATGGCGATGACCGTCGGCCGATACGGCGTCATCCGTGCCCGCCCCCCATGTATTTCACGGCTACATAGGTGCCAACGAACGCGCCGCAGGCCAACGGCAGCAGATACCACATGTTGTGCGTGTAGCTCATGACACCGTACGCGCCAAGACTGTAAAGCACTGCGCTCACTCCCGCCGCGGCCAACGCTTGCTTACGGCTCACGCACAGCACGTAGAGCG